CCAAGCCATCACCCACGGCCGGCCACCCGCCGAGTGCGTCACCGAGATCGTCGACGCGCTCACCTCCGCGGTCACCGACGGCGTCCCGGTGCTGGCCTACAACGCCAGCTTCGACCTCACCCTCCTGCACCACGAGACCGTCCGACACCACACCCCGCCCATGTCGACCGGGATGCACGTCCTGGACCCGTTCGTCATCGACAAGGCCGTCGACCGGTACCGCAAGGGCAAGCGCACCCTCACCGCCGCCTGCGAGCACTACGGCGTCCGGCACGGCGGAGCCCACGACGCCACCGCCGACGCGTTCGCAGCCGCCCGCGTCCTGTGGGCCATCGCCCGCCGCTACCCGCGCATCGCCGCCATGACCGTGCCCGAGCTGCACGACGTGCAGATCGACTGGGCAGCAGAGCAGGCGGCCTCGTTCCGCCAGTACCTGATCCGGCAGGGGAAGACCGAAGACCTCCCCGACGGGCAGTGGCCCATGCGGACCGGACTGGCAGTGGCGGCATGACCCTCCGCGTCCTCCCCGACCTCATCCAGGGCACCGATGAGTGGCACGACCAGCGCCGCGGCATGGTCACCGCCTCCGTCGTCGGTCAGCTCGTCACGGGCAAGACGGTGCAGCCCGCCAACAACGACCACTCCCGCGCCCTCGTCGCGCTGCTGGTCGCCGAGCGGATCACCGGCTGGACCGACCCCACCTACATGGGCGACGACATGCTCCGCGGGATCGCCGACGAGCCCCTGGCCGTCGACCTCTACAGCCGCACGTGGGCGCCGGTCACCTCGGCCGGGTTCATGGTCCGCGACGACTGGGGCTTCTCCATCGGCTACTCCCCCGATGGGCTCGTCGGCGACGACGGCCTGATCGAGGTCAAGTCCCGCCGCCCGAAGAAGCACCTCCAGACCATCTTGTTCGACGAGGTGCCGGCGGAGAACGTCGCCCAGATCCAGTGCGGCCTGCTCGTCTCCGGCCGGGCCTGGTGCGACTACCTCTCCTACTGCGGCGGGATGCCGCTCTACCGCAAGCGGGTGCTCCCTGACCCCCGCTGGCAGGAGGCCCTCGTCGCCGCTGTCGCCGGCTTCGAGAAGACCGCCGCCGAGATGGTCGCCGCCTACACCGCGGCCACCGCTGGTCTCCCCACCACCGAACGCTCCATCGACTTCGAAGAGATGGTGATCTGACATGGCCGCGCACGGCGACGACTCGTCGATCCACCGCATCCAGGGCGGGAGCTTCGTCTGCACCGCCGCCCCTGCATCAGCGTGTCGCAACTACCCCAGCTGCGAGTGCGAGGGGTGGAACGAGTCACTGCACGGAGACCCGCCAGCACCAGGCCACGAGGACCAGCCGCACGCCGAGTGCTGGATCGCCCCCTGGATGGCCGCGGTCGAACTGGGCGAGTCCTACGGACCCGGCGAGCTGTCCGTCGACAACTCCGAGTTCCCCGACGGCCCCGTCGCCATCGACTGGGAGGGCGACTACCTCACCTGGCACTACGCCGACGGCACCACCCCCACGACCCCCGAAGAGAGCTAACCGTGCTCGACATGACCGAATCCATCGCCCCCCGCTCCGACCAGCTCAACGCCGACGACCTCATGTCCGGCCCCCGCACCTTCACCATCGCCGAGGTCAAGCGCGGCAACACCGAGCAGCCCATCGACGTCCACCTCGTTGAGTTCCCTGGCCGCCCCTTCAAGCCCTCCAAGTCCATGCGCCGCGTCATGGTCGCCGTCTGGGGTCCCGACGCCTCCACCTACGCCGGCAAGCGCCTCACCCTGTACCGCGACCCGTCCATCCAGTTCGGCGGGCAGGCCGTCGGCGGCATCCGCATCAGCCACGTCGACGGCATCGAGAAAGCGCTCACGCTGGCCCTCACCATCAAGCGCGGTACCCGCGCACCGTTCGTGGTACAGCCGCTCCCCAAGGCCCCTGCACCTAAGCTCCCCGCCGACCCCGTCGGGAAGATGGTCGCCGCGTTTGCCGGGCAGGGCGTCGACCTTGACCGGCTCGAGGCGAAGGTTGGCAAGCCCCGCGGCCAGTGGGGCAGCGACGATGTCACCGCAGCCCGCGCCTGGTATCAGGCCATCACCAAGGGCGGCGCCGACGTTGATGACCTGTTCCCCGACCCCGACGTCACCACGCCGGAGGAGACGACCCTTCCCGAGGACTGGTCAGAGGAACCGCCCGCCGACTGGGAGCCGACCGCTGACGACGCGCAAGAGCCCGGTCAGTGACCGCCGCGCCCGTGTCGGACGTGTGGTGGCTGATCGCCCGTCTGCGCCGCGAGCAGGGGCGGACGGCGGTGCGGCCTGTGTCGCACCGCCCCCGGCGGGGGCGGCACGCGTGACCCGCCCTACGGAGGCCCAGTTTCAGCAGGCCGTCGTCGACCTCGTCAAGCTGCGGGGGTGGCTGTGGTTCCACGACGTCGACTCCCGCCGCAACCGACGCGGCCTGCCCGACCTGGTGCTGGTCCACCCGCGCACCGGTGAGCTCAAGTTCATAGAGCTCAAGACTGACGTCGGCCGCCTAACCCCGGAGCAGCGGCAGTGGATTGCGGCGCTCGAGCAGGGCGGGCACAGCGTGCACGTGTGGCGACCTGAGCACTTCGCGTCGGGCGTCATCCAACGGGAGCTGACGCCAGCTCGGACGGCGGTGCCGGCATGACCGCCGCCGACCTGCCTCGGGTCGAATCCGTGCCCGGCCAGCTGGCTCTGCCCACCCCAGACCGGTTCGCGGCCCGTGACCGCACGAGCCCGCCACGAGACCTCACCAGAGCGGTTGACTCGTTCGGCCTGGTGTGGATACGCGTGGAGGTTGGTGGCCAGCTGACGGGCGCCAACCTCACCCCGACTGCCGCCGCACGGTTCCTGCGTGAGATCGCTGACGACCTCGACGAGATCTGACCGGTCGGCCGCACTGTCTGCCGTCCACATCGACACTGCACGACCCGCAGACGAGACCCCGAAGTAGCCGCCCCACGCGGGCGCGAACGGAGACCCACATGCAATCCACGTACATGCAGGCATGGGCGCAGCGCGGCGCCTGCGTCGGCCACCCCCACCCCGAGTGGTGGGAAGCCCCCGCGAAGGGCGGCAACCTCACTCCAGCTGTCCGAGCGCGCCAGGATCTAGCGATCGCCGTGTGCGAAACGTGTCCTGTTACCGAGGAGTGCCTGGCCGCGGTCGACAGGTTCGACGCGGGCCAAGTTCGGGGTGGCGTGCGCGTCACCCACCGGATGGTGGGGTCGAACGGGTCGGTGTTGAGCTGGCCCCGTCTACCGCCTGCGCACGGCACCATCGAAGCGCTGAGGGCCCACGCCAAAGCCAAGGAACCGTTTTGCCCGGTCTGTCGGGACGCTGACCAGCGCCGGCACGTGATGGAGAACGGGTGGCCGGAGTGACCGCCGACGACGAGCTCGAAGCCTGGTACCGGGCGGCCATCGCCGAGACGATGCGCCCCTGCCCCGAGTACCGCAACACCCCCAGCCAGACGCTGCCGTCCGTCACTCAGATCGAGCACCACCGCGAACGACTGCACGCCGACGAACAGCGCAGGGCAGCCTGATGCCCGACGACCGCACGTACATCCGAGTGCACGACGGCTTTGACGAACACCCGAAGATTGAAGGCTTGACTGACGCCGCTTTTCGGCTGCTGATCACCACCTGGTGCTACTCCTCGCGCAACGGCACCGACGGCCGCATGACGGCTAAAGCGTGGGCGAAGCGAGGTACCCCGAAGGCCCGCCGGGAGCTCATCGCAGCTGGCCTCATCGAGGTCCACGACGACCACCTACAGGCCCATGACTACCTGGAACATCAACGCTCGGCCGCCGAGATCGAGCTGTACAAGTCGGTCAAGGGCAACAGCGGGAGTTACGGAAACCACGTCCGCTGGCACGTCATCAAGCGGACCCCAAAGGCCGACTGCGAGTATTGCCAAGACGACCCTTCCGGCGATCGCAGTCGGATCGCAACTGCGATCGCAAAGCCGTCGCAAACCGTCGCATCTACAGAGACAGAGACAGAAGTAACTACTCAAGAGAGGGGGGAACTCACGTCAGTAGGGGTCGCAAGTGCGATGCCCCCCCTCCCTCGACGATGCCCCACCCACCTTGATCACCCAGCGCCGCCGCCGTGTGGCGCCTGCAAGGACGCTCGCATGGCAGCCGACGCAGCCGGCCCCGGGTTGCGGCTCGTCGCCCCGCTTAACCGCTGCCTGATCCACGACACCAGCTACGACCGGGTCTGCAACGGATGCGAAGCCGACCGGAAGGCAGCCGGGTGACCATCGACGACCGGTCGCTCGGTTTGCTGGTCTGGTTCGACGGGTGGGGCCAAGCCCAAGGGCAGGCGCCGGCGACGTTCCGTCGGGAGCTCACCGCCAGCGAGCACGTCAACTGGCAGCAGGGCTGGGACGAGGGCAAAGCCGACCTCGCAACCTGGGAAACCCGGCGCACCACGGTGCCCGTACCGACGCCACCAGCCGGGTTCGTGACCAGCCGCAGCGGCAACCGCTGGGTGTGCGCCACCTGCGGCGCTAAGGGCCTGCCCGGTGGCACCTGGATGGCCACCCACCAGCGTCCACACCACCCGTGCACCGACTGTGGACAACAGCTCACCAGCAAGATCGACAACAGCCCGCGGGTTCACACCCGCTGCCCACGAAGGACCAACCCATGACCACCGCCCACGCCATCGGGCAGCACACCAAAGCCCGCATGACCATCTCCGAAGCCCTCGAACGGTGGAAGCTCACCGACCCCGACGACCGCGCCACATGGATCCTCGACCAACTGCTCGACCTTGGGTGGACCCCACCCCGCGACATCGTCGAAACCGCACCCGCACGCCCGGAGCATGTCGCTGACGAGGACTCCCCCGGCCGGCAAGCCTTCCGCGCCGCCAAAGCCGCACTCGCCACCCGCCCGCGCCGCGACCACTAGCCAGACCGCACTGTCTACTGGCAGACTGAACACCGGACAGGCCACGCCCGGCCCCTCAGAGGAGACCCCACATGAGCACCGTTCGCGTCTACGGCCACTCCGACGACCTCATCGAAATCGAAGGCGACCTGTCCGAGGAGTTCGGCGCCTACGATTCCGACCCGATCTACCTGGGCTTCTCCGACGGCACAGTGCTAGCCGTCGACTACACCGACGAGTGGCGGATCAGCATCCGCGTTCGTGGGTCCGCCGATCTGCAGATCACAACTGCCGCCGACCGGCACGAGGGCTGCTACAGCGACGAAGCCGTCCTGACCGGAGACATCAAGTGGGTCGTCAAGGGAACCGAGTGGGTTCGATGAACACTACCCAGCTCCCCCGCCCGGCCGCCGCACCCGCCCTGCACCACGCCCACGCCGGCGAAGCTGAGCGCGAAGCCGCCGCCCTCGCGCAACCCAAGGTCGGCAGCCTCAACGCCGCCGTCATCGCCCTACTGCAGGCCCACCCCGACGGGCTCACCGCCACCGAGACCCTCGACCTGTACGTGCAGGCCCACCACATCATTGGGCTCTACAGCGTCGCACCACGCCTCTCCCAGCTCGAGCGGCTTGGATGGTGCGAAAAGAACGGCACACGCACCCGCGACGGCGAACGACGCCGCACCATCTACCGGCTCACCGACGAGGCTCGCCAGCAGCTGAGCACTACCGCAAGGCGCACCGATGACTGCGCCTGGTAAACCGCACATGGCCGTGCAACCACCCGTGCTGCCGATTACCCCCGGACCAATTGCTGAGGACTGGCGAGACGCAGCCGCGATCGTCGTCACCGAACGGACCGCGATGCATTCGCCGTCGTCGCGAGACCGGTTGATGGTCACTGCGATCGCCAACGCACTAGCGGAGCAGCGAGCCGCGATCCACGCCCGCTACAAGCAGGTGGCTGAGGAGCTGGCCAAGGATCTGCCCGTCGGCGACGCCTGGGGCTACGGCTGGGTGGATGGCCGCCGTGACGCTGTCGAGAAGGTCCGTGAGGTGAGCCCGGTGACCCCACAGCAAACCGCCTGCACGTGCCCCCACGGGACCAGCGCTGTCGGCCCCCACACCCGAGGCTGCCCTTGCCATCCCGAAGCGGTGGCGCGATGACCGTCAACCTGTACGTCGGACCGCCCATGGACGAGCCACCCACCGTCGGCGACCTGCGCAACATGACCCTCGTCAAGGTCGACAACCTGCAGGGCTACATCGACCAGCACCGAGCCCAGCAGCGACGGTTCCTCGCCCACTTCCAAGCATCGACCCACGGATCCCATGGCCAGCGTCCAACCCAGGGATGACCGCTGCGCAGCCCTCATCCGCAACGGGGATGACGCCGGCAAGTACTGCGAGAAGCCCCCGATGCACGGGCAGACCCGCTGTGGGTCTCACGGTGGTCGTGCGCCGCAGAACAAGGCCGCAGCCGCCCGTCGGCAGCAGGAGGCCGCTGTGGAGGCGTTGGCGGTGACGTACGGGCTGCCGGTGCAGGTGGATCCGGTGGACGCGCTCCTGGGTGAGCTGTGGCGGACGCAGGGCGCGGTGTTGTGGCTTGAGGCGCAGATCCGGGATCTTGAGGCCGCCGACCTGACGTGGGGCGTCACCGAGATCGCTACGAAGAACGCGACCCAGTTCGCTGGCACGGACACGATCAAGTCGGCCGCGGTGCACCCTCTGCTCGAGGTGTATCAGCGGGAGCGTAAGCACTTGGCGCAGTTGTCGAAGGATTGCGTGTCGGTGGGGATTGAGCTGCGGATGCAGCAGCGGATGAAGGACGTCGGCGCCGAGTTCCACGCCCTGCTGACGCGTGTGGTGGGGGCTCTGGGTCATTCGTTGCAGGACCCGCAGGTGGTGCAGGTCGTGGCCGACGAGCTCCGGTCTCTCACCGCACGGTAGAAGCCGGCGGCGACACGCCGGGCTGGTCTTGTCAGTGGCGCTGCCTATTGTCAAACTAGACAGGCAACGGGAGGACGCCCCCTCCCCAGCTTGGAGGTTCCATGGCTACCGACGATCTGGTTATCACGCTCGAGCTTGACACCAGCCACCTGCAGCAGGCGTTCGCCGACCTGGCCGCAGCCGCCATCGCCGCGGTGGCCCCGCTCCGCCGGCTCCGTCTGCAGACCCAGCGGCACCGCATCCGTGTTGTCACCCGCCGCAAGGCGCGAGGCCACCGGTGACCGCCCGCTTCCTGCGGGAGCTTGCCGACGACCTCGAGCGGGTCATCCCCACCCCACCCCTGTCCCCGGAAGGAACGCCATGAGCACCGAGCAGAGCGTCGAGCAGCTGGCCGAGCGCGAAGCCGTCGACCTCAACACGAAGCGGCAGGGCCTGATCGGCTGCGGCTACAGCGCCCTCGTGGGCGACTACCGGATCCGGGTGGGACAGCGGGTCCACCACAGCGGTGAGCGCTGGGATGAGGCCAGCTGGCATGGGACCGCAACCGTGCTGGCCGTCATGGAGAACGCCGGGTCTGCCTGGTCCAAGTCGTACGGCCAGCGCGACATCGAGGTCATCGTGCTGCGGGACAAGCCGCTACTGGAGGGCATGTCGCGGGTGACCGAGTGGGCGAACTACCGCACCTGCGAGGCAGCCGCATGACCGCCCCCTCTTCGCCGCCGGCCGACGGGCAGGTGCGGGAGGCCGCGGTCGAAGCCGTGGCGCGCTGGCTCCATGGCCACGGCTCGGACGCCGACGCGCGCTGGGAGCTGTTCGCCGACCGCTACCACGACTGGCGCAAGGTGCAGGCCGCCGACCTGCTCGCCCTGCCTGCTGTGTCTGCGCTGGTGGACAAGGCCCGCGCCGACGAACTCGACCAGGCGATCAAGCAGGTGCAGGCCATCTACGACATGCAGTGCCCCGCCCGACCGAAGCGGTACGTCAGCCACGGGGCTTGGGTCGCGCACCGCTGGTGGGAGACCTGCCTGGGTGGCGAGCTGGACCGACTCCGTGACCGCGCCACTTCCATCCGCGCCGCCATCCGCCAGACCGAAGGGAACAACCGATGAGCACCGAGACCAAGACCAAGAAGGGCCCCACGCGCAAGGAGCTGCTGTCGATCTGCGAGCGGGCGTTCGTGCCGCAGACGAAGTGGACCGACCGGGACAGCTCGGCAGCGCAGAGGCAGCTCGGGGAGTGTTACGCGCTGCTCAAGGCTGGCTGTCGGTTCACGGTCAGCACCGAGCGAGACACGCACTGGGTGACCGTCATCTTCCACGGGTTCGGTCACTTCGACTGGGACGGCGCAGACGACGACGAGCGCTACTACCTGCCCACCGAGGAGCGCCTGCTGCGCCGCGACGGTCAGGACTGGTACTGATGACCGCCGTCCCCAGCACCGGCCCCGGCAACAAACAGACAGCGGCGGTGTGCGGTGCAGAGCTGATCGCAGCCGAGCGCGTTCGCCAGGTCGAGCAGGAGGGGTGGACGCCGCGGCACGACGCTGAGCACGCAGGCGAAGGCCTGGCGCTGGCCGCGTGCTGCTACGCGGTGCCGCCCCAGATGCGGAAGTACAAGACCGCCCTGGCCGACGGGTACGGCGACGAGCGCGGCGACCGGTACCGCGCCGTGCCCACCCTCTGGCCCTGGCACCCGGACTACTGGAAGCCCTGCGCCGATGACCGCGTGCGTGAGCTGGTCAAGGCCGGTGCGCTGATCGCTGCCGAGATCGACCGTCTGCAGGCCGCCCGATGACCGCCTCGTCCGCACCCACACCCCCAGACGGCGGGAGGGCACTGCGGTGTCCGTACTGCGGCGGCGCGCTGGCCGTCGACATGGAGACCGTCGGGCCCGCCTACCTGAGCCGCGAGGTCCCCGAGTCCATCGCCTGCGACAACACCCGCTGCTCGGCGGTGTGGGAGCCCAACGGGGACCTCCGCGAGGAGCCGAACTGGGTCCGCTACCCCGACGTGTTCGCCCCGCCCACCCAGGAGCCCTCCCGATGACCACGCCCACCGCCCCGGACGGCAACCGGCTGCCGAACTACACCGGCTGCGACCACCCCGCCGGATGTCAGACCCCCGACGAGGGCTGCGTCGGACCGTGCCCGGTGACGCCCGAGGAGGGGCGCCGCATCGAGCGCGAGATGTACGGCGATCGGCTGCCCGCCACGAACAGCGGACAGGAGGTGCCGCCGTGCGGGGACCGGTATCCCGGCCAGCCCGCGCACGTCAGCTGCCGCCGGTCTCTTGGTCACGAGCCGCCGCACCGCTGGGAGAACGAGTACGCGGTGTGGGAGTGGGAGCCCGCCCCGCAGCAGCCGCCCGCGCAGGAGCGGGAGGACGACCGCTGCCGCTGCTGGCACGGCAACCTGAGCGGCCGATGCCGCGAGCACGGCATCGCCGCTCGCTCTACCGACCCGGGCGGTGACGGGTGGGCCTGCGCCTGCCCGCGCCCCGCCCCGCCGTCCGAGGCCGACAGCGCGGGCGAGGACGGGTTGGTCGTCCGGCTGGGATGGCTTGCCGACGACTGGGAGCGAGAGGCCCGCGAGCTGGGTGTGCCCGGACCTGGTGGGAACTTCGCGTCGGCAGCTAGCGAGCTCCGTGCCGCCATCGCCGCTTCCTCGGGTGTGCGGGGCGGGGACGACCAGGCGCGGGAACGGCTCGCCGCCGTGCTGGCCGAGAACGTCACCACCGGGGTCGACCGGAAGCCGTGGCCCGAGTTCTGGGCCGAGGTCGCCGACATCGCCGTGACAACCCTGCGCGCTGATGGTGGTGGGCGGTGAGCCTCGGGACGGCCTACGGGCTGGGCGTGCTGTCCCCCTTCGCGGTGTTGGCCGTCTGGGCGATGTGGAACTGGGCGACCGAAGAAGCCGGCCTGTGGTGGCGACGACAGCAGCCAACGCTCGGCCGCCTCCGCTGCACCCTCGCTGGCCACCGCTACGTCATCGACCACAGCTGGGTCGTCTGTTCGCGGTGCAGCCACGCCAAGCGCAACCCCGCCGACCGCGACCTACGGCTGGATCTCGACCAGTGACCCACGAAGGAGACCCGATGACCCCCACCCCCGGCGTGACCACGACGAACAACGACGAGCCCACCCCCGAGGAGGTCGAAGAAGCGATCAGCGGCAGCGACCAGAACTGGCACGACTTCTCCGGTGCCTGCGGTGGCTGCGGAGAGACCACCTGCCACGAGGGCCGCTGCCCGACCAGCCTGTGCAACGTCTGCCCCTCCCGGATCGCCGAGGGCTGGTTCGACGTTCGCCGCCACCAAGACGAGATCAACACCGAGCACTACCGCGACCTCCTGCGGGACCAGCAGTGACCTCCCCCGCTGTCACCCTGACCGTGCAGCAGCTCGACGAGGTAATCGAGCGCGCCAAGGACGAGGTCGTGCGGATCTGCCTCGGTGGTCGCTGGCTGATGTCGGTGCCTGCTCGCGAGGGCTACGACAGCGATCTCCTGATCATGGCCGCGCTTGACGCAGCTCAGGCCACGGTCCGCCGGCAGCAGGCAGCCCTCGACGCGGTGATGGAGCTGGCGGACGCCTACGAGCAGGGGCGCCTCTGGTCAGCGCAGGCCATCAGCCAGATCCAGGTCGCTCTCGCTTCTCCTGCCCCCACGGAGGCCACGACGTGACCAGCGCAGCACCCGAACCCACCGACGAGCAGCCGACAAGTCGGTATACCAATGATGGCGACCCAATCTGCAAGCGGTGCAGGTCTGTAGCCCGTTGGTCAATCTGCGACGTGGAGATCACGTACCACGCGACTGCTGACGACGAGATCAACCCGGTGGTCCGGTGGTTCGCCTGCGGTCGGCACCTGCACAGCGTGCTGGCGGATGAGAACTGGGCGATGGACGTCGTGCACATCTACGACCTGACCGCACCCGAGGAGTCGTCGTGACCGCCGCGGGACCGCAACCCGAACCGACCGACGAGCAGCAGGCGGTGGCGCAGAAGCTCGTGCTCGGCTGGGGCATGGATGACGGCTTCCCCGCGCTCGTGGACCGCGTCGCTCGTGCTCTCGCTGCTGCTGTCACCGCCGAACGGGACAAGTACCTGCGGGTAGCCGACGAGCTGGAGCAGTTCGCTACCGAGACCCGCAACCAGGCACCCGCCGAAAGCGGACTATTGCGGGCCAACACTGTCGGCTGGGCAGCAGCTAGCAGCGCTGCCGCCCGCCGCATCCGCGAGGTGGCCAAATGAAGGTGCTGCGCATCCCGGTAGGCCCGATTGCCGCCCTGAGCGCTGATCGCAACCGGAGGCCCAACAACCCACCCCGCGATGACCTGGACGAGCTCATGCTGGAGCTTGGCCCCGGGCCTCGTTGGGTGTGGCCCTACTACGGCTGCGACGGCCCACTCGACTTCAGTAAGCCGCACAACCGGTACTGGTTCGCCACGATCGCAGGCCGTAGCTACAGCATCGGCATCCACCACCGGCGCGAGGTGGCGGGGTGACGGGCGCTCTCGACGGCATCGCGCTGATCATCGGCTACGCGGCCTTGCTCGCCGGAGCCTGGTTCGTGTTTGTGACGGCGCTCTGGGGGTGCGGGTGGCTGGTCTGGCGGGGGCTGCGACGACGGCCCCCCGTTTCCTGCGTCCGGGTGGACGGCCAGTGATCCGCTTCTGGCAGACGACCGCCGTCGTCTCCGCCATCATTGCCACCACCGGCGAGGTCGACATCGGCACCCTGCCACCGGCGGCACTCATCGTGTACAGCCTGGTGCGGGTCTACCGCTATGAGAAGCACTCGGAGGCGCTGAAGTGACCACACCCGAACCCACCGCCGACATCGGCCTGCTGTGCCGGGCCGGGCAGTGCGGGCATGAGCAGGACCACGGCGCGCAGCTGTGCCGCCGGCACGTCAACGACGTCGGGCAGCACCTCGCGCAGCTTGAGGGCCTGTACGACCGGCTGGATGCTGTGCCGTCGATGCAGGGCCGGGAACCGAACAGCGGCACCAGCGGGGCGCTGGCGGCGCACCGGTCGGTGGGGAACCTGGACGTGATGGTCATGCGCGACGGGCGCTCCCGGGCCGGTGATGGTGGGCCGGACGGCAACAAGACCCGCGGCGTGCTCGAGACCCTCGCCTACTGGGCCGGGCACCTACGGGCCGCACGCGGACTCGTCACCGCCCGGCAGCAGCTCCCTCCAGTCCGCGTCACCGGGCTGCACTACGGACCCGTGTGCGACACCTGGTGCGCCCACGACACTTGCAGGGCCGCCACCCTCCGCGGCACCACCGACGTGCGGCGCACCGTTCGCACCGAACGGAAGCTCCTCGCCGACCACCTCGACTGGATCCTCGCTCAGGACTGCGCCGGCCAGTTCGCCGACGACATCCGGGCAGTGTGGGCACAGCTTCGCTCAGCGGTCGGGGACACCGAGCGGAAGGCGAAGGTGCCGTGCCCTGACTGTGGTGGCCCCATCACCTGGGCCGACCGCACCACCGGCTGCCCGGCGTGCGGGTCTGAGGGGCGCGGACTGGACCTGCTGCGGAAGCCGGTGGCGGCGTGAGCAACCTGACAGACTTCTTGCTCGCCCGCATCACCGAAGACGAGGCAATGGCGCGCGCTGCCGTCGACCTGCGCGAGCGGGTCTACGTAGGCGAGATGGAGGCAACCGAGCATCACTACAGCTGGACCTGGCTAACCCGCTTCCGGTCGAACGGACCGTGGTCGTCGCAGATGCTCGACGGCTGCTCGTCACCCGACCGTGTGCTGGTTGAGTGTGAGGCCAAGCGGCGGATCGTGGTGCTGCACGGCGAGGCCGACGAGCCTGGGTTCTCAGCGAGCCCCGACTACTGGGCGGGCACGGCCCACCTGGACGAAGTGCTTGAGTTGCTCGCCCTGCCCTACGCCGACCACCCGGACTACCGGCAGGAGTGGAAGCCGTGAGCGACACGGAGCAGTCATGGATCACCCAGGAGAACGACGTCCGAATGCCATGGCAGCGTCGACACCGGCATAGGTGGACCAAGTGGCGAGACTTGCGGGAGACCCGAGTCGTCAACGACGTACGGAACTGCGAGATTTGCAACAAGCGTCAGATCCGGCAACCGTGAGGCGCGGCCGTGCACTGCTCCCCCACCCCGAGCCGGTGTGGTGGGAAGACGAAGACCCGCTGATCACACGACAGGTCGCGTCCGCCTTGACCGGCATCGGTGTGGATGTGATCCGCAGGCGGGTGCCTGCCGTCGCCTGCTCGGTGGTGGGTCGCAACGTGTTGGTCTCCCGCCGCCAGGCGCAGGAAGCGCTGGGCCTCCCGACGGGCTCTGTGTCCAGTGTCTGACCGACCACTTGACACCGTGATCGAAGTCCGCCACCCTCATGTGCAGCGCCACACGTGTCTGCACCGTGCCGCGCTAGACCCCGGTGGCAGCCAAAGGCGCCCCGGGGTTTGTGCCGACTAGGGGGCGTCCTGGTCGGCACGGCCGGCACCACCTGTCAGAGGGCAGTGCCGGCCCCCAACGTCCCGCCGCCCACGCGCGGCCGGGAGCGAATGCGGGTCTGGAGACCCGCGAGCCCTAGCCCGACGCGGCTAGCTGAGAAAGACCGGGTCAGCCCGGACAACTGAACAGCCGGAAGCGCCCGGATCACCCGGGGGCGTTGCTGTCCCTCATCCTCCGATGCGTCGGTGGATCCCAGGGCCCGGGGCTTCCGGCCCAAACCCACCCCGTCGCCTTGTGTGCGGGGTCTTGATGCCCGTCATCCTCCGGGAAGGCGTGGCTGTAGCAAGAGGTCGGCTGATCACCGACTGCTGGCGGGGATCCACGAACACGGCCCGCGGCCAGCCCACACACGCCCGCTCGGCTGGTCGGGGGAAGCGACTAGCCGAGCGGGACACCAACAAGGGGGCAGCAATGACCCCCCGCGTCAGCGTCTCCGACATGGAACTAGCCCTCTGACACGAACGCCAACGCGCCAAACGGTCCCTCGCTGAACGCGACGACCCAGACAACCGGGCATGGCTCGCCCAGATCAACGCAGCCATGGACGACCTGCTCGACCGGTGGGACTGCGACTGAACTGAGGTAGCCGGTGACCACCTGGCTCGACTACGCCATCGAAGCCATCGAGCAGCCAGCGCACACTTACGAGACGCCCCTCGACCTTGCCCAGGCCATCGACAAGGGCACCCGCCGCACCCCCGCACTTGAGCTCATCAACGCCGAGCTCGTGCGCCTGTACAACACCCCCGACGGCCGGCTCGTCACATCCATGCCACCGCAGGAAGGCAAGACCGAAACCGCATCCAAGAAATTCCCCCTGTGGGCGCTGCTCCACAACCCGGAACTGCGGATCGCGATCGTGTCCTACGAACACAACGTCGCCCGCCGCATCTCCCGGTCAGTGCGGGACTTCATCGTCATGAACCCCCAACTGGGCCTGCGCATCCGACCCGACGTGTCAGCGCAGAACGAATGGCAGCTCGACGGGCACCGCGGCGGCGTCTACTCCACCGGCATCGGTGGCGCGCTCACCGGCCGCCCCGTCGACCTGATGATCGTCGACGACCCCGTCAAGGACCGCGAACAGGCCGACTCCCTCACCTACCGAGAACGCGCCTGGGACTGGTGGCTTGAGGTCGGATCAACCCGACTCGCCCCCGGCGCCCCGGTCGCGGTCATCGCCACCCGCTGGCACCACGACGACATGATCGGCCGGCTGCTCGCCGCCAACGATGGCGCGTCATGGCGGGTCGTGAACATCCCCGCCCAGGCCGACCACAAGCCCGAGCAGGCCGAGACTGACCCGCTGAACCGTCAGCCGGGTGAGTTCATGCTGTCCGCCCGCGGCCGGACCACCGGCCAGTGGGAAGGCATCAAGACCCGTTCAGGGCCACGCACGTGGGCCAGCCTCTACCAGGGTCGGCCTACACCCGACGAGGGCAACCTGTTCCCCCGCGATGCGTGGCGCGACCACCGCTTCGACACCGCGCAGCACATCGTGCGGGCGGACGGCTCCTGCTGGGTGCCGATGACCGCCGGCGATGAGCTGGTCCAAACATGGGACATGGCATTCAAGGGCACCGACTCATCCGACTACGTCGTCGGGATGGTGCTACTGCGCCGCGGAGTGCAGGTGTGGGTGCTGGAGATGGTGCGCCGCCGCATGGACTTCACCGCCACCCTGGCCGCCGTCAAGGACCTGTCCGCGCGCTGGCCGCAAGCCAACGCCAAGTACGTGGAGGACAAGGCCAACGGCACCGCGGTCATCAACCTGCTCGCCTCCTCGGTGGGTGGGCTGATCCCCGTCGAACCCGACGGCGGGAAGATGGCCCGCGCTCAGGCCGTCGCACCGTTCGTCCACGCCGGCAACGTGCACCTGCCCGAACCCGCACTGCTGCCGAACGTTGAAGAGCTGGTTGAGGAAGCCGCAGCGTTCCCCGCCGGCGCGCACGACGACGCCGTGGACGCGCTCACGCAGGGCCTCAACCGACTGCTGATCAACCCACTGTTCGGCGAACCCGCCGACGACTGGGACGACGAGGAGCTGCCCTACACGGTCAGCTCCTACTAGTATCCAGACGGGCGCTGATCGGACCTAAGTCTGGGGTAGACGCTCCCCGCCCCCGGGTGGTGTGAGCCTCTGGCTCTTAGCCACTCGGGGGCCTACCCACCCCGCGCCTAGGGTTCGGGGTTTCAGAACCTCGGCGTGGACTTCGGGTCTGTAGCCGAGGCCCCGACCGGCCGGCCCACACTGGTAGCCCTAGGGCTACGGGGCCGGTCGGCTTCGGCTGTACGACAACAGCCCGTCAGAGCGAAGCGACTGCACAACGTGCACCAGCGGCCAGTCACAGCTGTTCGTCCTCATCCAGAAGGCCGATGTACAGGTCGTCGTCATCCCCGCAGTAGGCCTGGATCATGGTCTCGGCGATCTCTCGCATAGCCTGAGCATCCGCCTTCGATAGGTGCTCGATGTCACCGAAGTCCGAGGCCAATTGGTCGCCAGTCGGCTCAATCACAACCACTCCTCCTTGTCTAACACGCGATACTCGGTGTTCCTGAACCAGTCCAGGGTGGCGGCCATCGTCATCCCGTCGGCTGGGCTGACTCGTAAGCCATCGCGGTCGTACACGTAATAGAAAACGCCCCGCACCGGCCTCTGCCTAGCGTTCCGGGACAGGCGCAGACCTCGCCGTTTGGCCGCTCCGCGCAGGCGGCGTTCCACGTCGTCCGAGGTCATGCTCTGAGCTGCCTCATCAACGTCACGAAGGTGACCGGTTCGGTGTTGCGTCGTTTCCAGCAAGATGGGCAGAGATCGAAACCGTTCCATATATGCCAACCGGCAACGCTGTTACGCGCGTCTTTCTCTACGCCCAGAACCACCTTGGTTCCCTCCTGACAATCACTCGCGTCGCAGATAATCTGCGACCACCGCCGGCCACTCATGGCAAAGTCCCGAACTGGTCGTCATTTGCATCCCGTACTGCCTCGGCGCGGGTGCTGTCATTTGCTACGGCGTCCCGCATGAGGCGGCGCCATACGGGATGATCTACGGGTATTGCTCGGCGCAGGAGGTGCCTATTGGCTACCGGTGGATGCATTGACCGATCCGTCACCCCGCCACCTCACGAATGCGTATGGCTGCTTCAACGTACTCGGAACCGATGTAGTCATCGGTTGGCATTAGTTCGCTGAACACGCGTGCCCTATGAATGAGCTCGTCGGCCACCGCCAGGTACTTCTCCCGTTCAGCTGCGACAGCAGCAGCGATCGCGGCGATCTGCTCTGCGGTGGGTTCGGCACTCACGAGTCGGCCAACATGACCACTAGCCGCTGACGCTGGTCGTCAGTAAGCGGTGGGTCTTCTGCCAGCACCTGCTCGATGTACTCCTCGCAGCGTGCCGCTCGAAGATCGCGGCGGATTTCATCATGCGTCTGGGTGTCGTTTGGGTGATACCGGACATGGGTGGCGAGCTTGCTGCGAAGCTGAAGTGTCTTGGCGTTCACGGGAACCTCCTGTGCATCACTGGCGGCCGGTTGCTGCTCTCCTATCTTGCCTAGCAAGCTGTCCTATGTCAAGATGCACACATGACAGCCACGGTCTTGCCCCTGCCTCGATGAACGCCAGCGAAGTGGACGAGGTCATCACCGCGCTCACCGACGCGATGCCCGACCAGCCCGAACTGCTTGCCGGGCTCAAGGTGCTAGCCCCTTACGTGGTCAGGTTCGGCGACCCGCGGATGCAGCGATTCATCTCTCACACTGACCAGCGCGGCGCTGAGGAGTGCTGGGAGTGGCGCGGCGGGCGGGACTCCGACGGCTACGGCATCTTCTGGGCCGACCGGAAGAGCTGGCGCGCTACCCGCTGGCTGTACAACCACTGGATCGCTCCTCTGCAGCCCGGCCAGGTAGTGCGACACCGCTGCGACAACCCGCCCTGCGTCAACCCCAGCCACCTGGTCGCCGGCACTCCGCGCGATAACACGCGGGACATGCTCGACCGCGGACGCCGGCCGCTAACGCTCGTTCCGCCCGCACAACCGGGCGTGAACAACGTCAAGGCCAAGCTCACCGACAACCAGGTGCGCGCCATCCGCGACACCTACGCGCTCGGGGCCCGGCAGGTCGACCTCGCCGACGACTACGGCGTCGATCAGACAACCATCAGCGGCATCGTGCGGCGCAAGACCTGGCCGCACATTGCCTGAGCTATAAATTCAGACCCCCAATTTAAAGGGTCACCCCCTTAACCTTTAATTTGGAGGTGCCGTGTGGGACTCCTCGACCGCTTGCGCGGCAACCTCACTGAGGCCGAGCCGATGGTGCCCCGCTCCGAGCTGGCCGCGGTCAGCAACGAGGTCGAGATCCTGCAGGAGTCCCTCGCCGGGCTCGAGTCGCTGGCCCGCGAGGACATCGGGTGGCGAAAGCTGGGCATGGAGCAGGAGCGCACGTTCACCCGCGCTGGGCTGCTGCAGATCCAGACCAACTGCCTCGCCGCCGCGATCAAGTCCCCCCTCATCGGTCGGGGCCTGCGGATCCGCCGGAACTACGTGTGGGGCGAGGGCGTCGAGATCGCGGCCCGCGTCGACCCCGACGGCGACACCAAGGTCAACGACCACGTGCAGGCGTTCCTCGACTCCGCCGACTTCCAGCGGATCCTCGGCTCGGCGCAGGCACGCGAAGAGCGGGAACTGAACCTCGGCACCGCCGGTGAGTTCTTCCTGCTCGCCATCAACGACGGTGCCGGGCGGGTCACCCCCCGTCTCGTGCCGGGCGCCCAGGTCACCGACTACATCGCCAACCCCGACGACCCAACCGAGATCTGGTTCTACCGCCGCGACTGGACCGTCACCGGCATCAACCTCGCCAACGGCCAGAAGGTCACCCAGACCCGAACCGAATGGCACCCCACCCTGGACTACCGGCCACCCGCCGGTGAGCGGCTGGACCTGATCGGCATGAAGCCGATCCGCTGGGACCAGCCGATCCAGCACTGCGCCGTCAACTCCTGGACCGAAGCCCCGTGGGGTCTGTCGGACTCCTATGCGGCGATCGACTGGGCCCGCGGGTACGCCGACTACCTGAACGGCTGGGCCGGGCTGATGCAGGCCCTGGCCCGGTACGCGTTCAAGGCCACCGCCCCCGCCAAGCACGCACCCAAGGTGCGGGACGCCCTGAACCGTGGGCAGGCCGGACTGGACCCGGTGTCCGGGGAGCGCCGTGACGTGGGCGGCACCGTCGTCATGTCGTCTGAGGGCAGCATGGCGCCGATGCACTCGTCCGGCGCGACGATCGACTCCGGGTCGGGCAAGCCCCTGGCGGGCATGGTCGCCGCCGCCCTCGACGTGCCGCTGACGATGCTGCTCGCCGACCCCGGCAGCTCCGGCGCCCGCGCCGTCGCCGAGACGCTGGACAAGCCGCTCGAGCTGACCACCAAGGCCCGGCAGTCCGTGTGGGGCGACTGGCTGCGCGACCTGCTACGGCACGTCATCCTCGTCGCCGTCGACGCCGGCGTACTGCAGGGCGCGATCGTGCAGGACGGCAACCGTCAGCGCGCCGACCTCGCCGGGGACTCCGACGGCACCATCGACATCAACTTCCCGCCGATCGAGGACACCGACCCGCAGAAGGTGCTCGAGGCGCTGGTCGCGGCCGACGGACTTGGGGTGCCGCTGCACCTGATCATCCGGCTGGCGCTGGAAGCGCTCGGGGTCGAGGACATCGACGAGCTCATCGATGACATGACCGACGAGCGCGGCAACTTCATCGACCCCCGCATCGTCGCTGCAGCCAACGCAGCGCAGCGCGAGCAGGATGGCGGAGCGGGCTCACAGGCGCAGGAGGCGTACCGGTGAAGCTGCTGGGCCGCCTCGGATGGCACGGTCAGTGTTCCTGCTGCAATGGGCCACGGTCAAAGCGGCAGGAGAAGCGCCGCGAAGACCGCGAGTGGCGGTCAGAGGCGGTGGCCTGATGCCAGTCACCGCCGCCACGATCCGACTCATGCGGCGCCTGGTCGTCGACCTTGAGGGTGTGGTTGACGGCCAAGTACGGGCCCTCACGTTGGCCTACGTCAACGCCTGGGACGCGCTCGCCCCCGAGCTGCAGGCGGCGATCCAGCAGCTCGCTGACGGCAAGGGCGTGACCCGCACCAACGTGCAGCGCTCGTCCCGCATCGCATCAGCTGTGCGGGCGATCGCTGACTCCCTTGACGACCTGGCCGCCCAGTCAGCGGTGGTCATCACCGACGGGGTAGGGCAGGTCACCAGCGCATCCGTGACGGCGCAGGCAGCGATCGCCGGCTCGCAGCTGCCGTCGACCGGGTACAGCATGGTGGACGTCAACGACAAGGTCGTCCGCGCCATCGTCGATCGCACCGCGCAGCAGATCACCTCCCGCACCCGGCCTCTCGCCCAGGCTGGGCAACAGGCCGTGCGCCGATCGCTGGTCCTCGGTGCCGCTCAAGCTGACAACCCGACTAAGGTCGCCCGCGACATGGTCGCCCTAGCCCGCCGCGGCGGCGTGAATCTGCCCCTCACCCGGGCCACCGCAATCGCCCGCACCGAGCTCAACGACGCCGCCCGCTCAGCCAGCCAGGCGTGGGGCAAGGCGAACGCCGACAGCCTGCAGGGCTGGGAGTGGCTGTCATCCAGGTCGAAGACGACGTGCCCCGCGTGCTGGTCCAAAGACGGGTCGCTGCACGAGCTCGACGAGCCCGGCCCTGACGGTCACCCGAACTGCACGTGCACCCGCATGGTCCGCACCAAGACGTGGCGCGAGCTCGGCCTGGACCTCGACGAGCCAGCCGGCCTAGCGCGGCTGTCCGCGGAGGACCAGTTCCGGACCCTGTCGCCAGCCGACCAGCTCGCCGTCATGGGACCCGCCCGACTCGCCGCCTTGAACGACGGCACCCCCTGGTCCGCGCTCGCAGTAGAGAAGCCCAACGCCGACTGGCGCCGCTCCTTCCAGGTGACCCCCGTACGGGACCTCCTAGCCGCCTAGTTGTCGCGGTTCATTTCCCGAGCCGCACGCGCGACATCTCCGGACGCCGGGTCAACCGACTCTGCAGGACACATCAGGCAGCGGTGCACCCGCGTTGCCCCCTCGGGCCCCAACACGGCGCGCACCAGCAACCACACGTGCACGCAGTCCGGCGCCCGGTCCTCGTCCACCCACACACCGTAGGAGGCGACGTGGCAGAAACCCTCATCGAGACCGCCCCAACGGGGCAGCTCCGCGAAGCGACCGGCAGCAGCATCGGCGTCCAGCTCATCACCCCCGGCTGGGGATCGTCCGGCTACTACAGCGCCAAGGTGCTTGAGTCCGCCGGCACCAACGTCGTGTTCCCCGCCGGCACCCACATGTACTTCGACCACCCCTCCGCCAGCGAAGACCGGGACCGCCCCGAGCGATCCCTGCGAGACCTGGCTGGAGTGCTCACCACCGACGCCACCTGGGACGGCACCGCGCTCGTCGCCGAAGCCCGGGTGTTCGCCCCTTACCAGCAGCTGGTCGCCGAGATGAAGGACGTCATCGGCGTCAGCATCCGCGCCTCCGGCGACGTCGAGGTCGGCGAGGCCGAGGGCCGGCGGGGCCGCATCGTCACCAACCTGGTGCACGGCACCTCCGCTGACTTCGTCACCCACGCCGGCCGCGGCGGCAAGGTCGCATCCCTGCTCGAATCCGCCCGGCCGACCGCCGAGCACATGGCCGAAGCCCGCAACGTCGGCCAGTGGGTCGAGTCCGCCATCCACCGCGACTTCACCGTCATGGCCGACAACATGGCCGCCGAGGGCCGCCTGAGCCGCGAGGAGCGCATCGCGCTGTCCTCTGCGATCGGCGATGCCCTCGCCTCGTTCGTCGCCTCCGTTGAGGCGTCGGCCCCACAGCTGTACCAGCGCGACCTCTGGGACGAGCCGGCCGCACCCGCGGTCAGCGAAGGGGCTTCGGCCCCGCAGCACACCACCAACACCACCAAGGAGGGCCTCGTGCCCGAACTCTCCGAGGCTGAGGTCACCGCGCTGCGGGACAAGGCCACCGAAGCTGAGGCGCAGCGCGACACCGCGCTCGCCGAGGCGCAGGCCGCGGGCGTCAAGCTCGCCGCCTACCTCGCCCGCGACGAGGCCCGCCCGGGTGTCGCCGCGAAGGTCGCCGAGTCCAAGACCCTCGGCGCCCGCACCCAGGCCCGCGTCGTCGAGTCGGTCCTGACCGCGCTGCCCATCAAGGATGGCGCCGTCGACGCCGACGCTCTCGGCAAGGTCGTCGAGGCCGCCGTCAAGAGCGCCGAGGCGGAGATCGCCGACTACAGCAAGCCGGCCGCGCCCACGTCCCTGTTCGGGACATTCGGGTCCGTCGCCGAGTCTGAGGGGCAGACCGCCGAGCTGTCCGAGTCCGACATCGACGCTGACGTGGCCGCCGCGTTCGGCCGGAAGGTGAGCAACTGATGGCCCGCAACGAGCACATGGCCAAGGCCGACCACATCTCGGTCCCCGTCCCTGCCGGCACCAAGTCCGGTGACCCCGTCCTCGTCGGCTCCCTCCCCGGCTACGCGGTCACCGGCCGCGGTGAGGGCGGCAACGACACCGGCAATGCCTCCGTCTGGTTCGACGGCTCCGCGAAGGTCCCCGTGACCGGTGCGATCACCGCCGTCGGGCAGCCCGTCTACATCCCCACCGGCGGCGGCGCACTGACCGCCACCGTCGGCAGCAACGTCGTGTGGGGCTACGCCCTCGCCACCAAGGGCGCCGGCACCGGCGTCATCCCCGTCAAGATCGCGAAGGTCTGAGGCCATGACCACCATCGTCAACGAGACGTTCGGTCTCACCGAGGCCGGCACCCTCGCCGGCCCGTCCCCCCTCGCGCGCCGGCAGTACAGCCCGCAGCGCCGCGCCCACATCGCCGAGGCCGCGAAGCTGTGGGGCCGTGTGTGGAACACCGGCGATCCCCGCGCCGCCCTCGCCGTCCAGGAGGCCCTCGCCACCTCCGACCTGTTCCGGTCGGTCACCGGCGACGTCCTCGACCGGGAGCTGCTGGCCCGCTACGGCGACGTCCCCACCCAGTGGTCCGAGGTCGCCACCCGCGCCACCGTCCGCAACTTCAAGCCCAAGACCCTCGTGGACCTGATGGGCGGACGCACCACCCTCGACGTGGTGCCCGAGCTGACCGAGTACCCGACGGCCGGCACCACCGCCGCCGAGTACAAGATCGCTGTCCGGAAGTTCGGTCGCCGGTTCGGCTACTCGTGGGAGGCGTCCGTCAACGACGACCTCGACGAGCTCGCCCAGATCCCCGACCGGTTCGCCACCGCCTCGGCCCTCACCGAGGACGCCGCCGCGTTCAGCCAGCTGTACGACCTGGGCACCGGCGCACCCAACACGGCGTTCTTCCGCAACCACACCACCGACACCGACTTCCGTGGTGACCCGCTGCCCGGCCCGGACACCACCCCGTCCACCGCGGCGCTGACGTCGGAGAACCTGCAGGCCGCCATCACTGCGGTGCGGCAGCGGAAGGACTTCGAGGGGCAGCCGATCCCCGGCGGCCGACTGCAGCTCGTCGTTGGCTACGCGCAGGAGATCAACGCCAAGCGGATCCTGGAGGCCACCGAGATCCGGACCACGTCCGGTTCCCGCACCACCATCGAGCCCAACCCGCTGCGCGGTGTCGTCGACCTCAAGGTCATCGACCGGCTGCCCGGCACCGCATGGTTCCTGCTTCCGGTCCCCGGCAGCTCTCCGCGGCCGGCTTTGTCGGTGGCGTTCCTCACCGGTCACGAGACCCCCGACATCCGGGTCAAGTCCTCGGCCGGCAACCGCATTGGTGGTGGCGCGGTCGACCCGTCGGAGGGGTCGTTCGAGGACGACACGGTGTACTTCCGTGTCCGTCACATCGTCGGTTCGGCGACCCTCGACCCGGTGCAGACCTACGCCTCCACCGGCGCCGGTAGCTGACCTACTAGGTCTTGACGCTGGGGCGTCAAACGGGTCGCCCACTGGGCTGACTCCGGTCCCACTGCTAACCCGCAAGGCCGCTGGCCGGTCACCGATGGGCGTTCCTTCTGCCGGTGTCATCAGCGCGTTCCTGCGCCCCAGCGTCACCCCTCCTGACCGCGACTAGGGAGCCGACGATGTCCACGCTTGATCAGGTGCGGCTGCTCACCCGCCTCACCGACACGGAACTGTCCGACGACCAGATCCTGGACTGGTTGGAGTTCACTGGCGACGTGCCCCGCCTCGCCGCGGCGGAAGCGCTGGAGTCCTACGCATCGTCGCTGATGTCGGTCACCTCCGACGACATCACGCTGGACGGATCGAAGCGGGCCACGCAGCTGATGGCCCGGGCGAACTCGCTGCGAGCGCAGCAGGCCACGGCGGACGCGGATGATGAGGGCGGGTTCTTCTTCGACGTCGCGTTCCCCACGTCCTACCGGCCCGAGCTGACGGACCGCGGCCAGTGGTGACCCCCCGCGTAGAGGTGGCCATCACCGAGGGGCAGGAACCGCGCCTGATGCTGGACGGCCGGCCCGTGCTCGGCACTGTGGTGTCCGTTGTCCGAACCACCAAGAGCGACGTGCCGCGGGTAATCGTGCAGCTGCCCGAGGCGCTGATTGCCGCGCCCGCTGGGCAGTCCGCCGAGGGCTTCGTCTCCACCCTCAACCCGGTCGTGTTGCAGCGGATGGTGGAGGAGTACGGGGATATGGACACCTCGCTCGGTGAGGCGATGGTGGCGGTTCTGCGGCAGCAGGCGGCGCAGCAGTGAGCCTGCCGATCGCCGCCGCGATGGCGCAGCTGATCAAGGTGCGTGAAGACCTGATGGTCGACGAGTGCACCGTCACCCGCGCGCCCAGGCCAGCCCAGTCGGCGCCGCTTGACCCAGCTACCGGGCTGCCTACGCAGCCGGTGTCGGAACTCGTCTACACCGGGTCGTGCACTCTCGCCGATCCGAAGGACGCCCCCCAGGGTGGGCGGACCGTGCAGGACGACAGTGGCGTCCCTAACGAGCGGGTGCTGCGCGTCCCCCACCGCGCCGCTCTACGGCCCGGCGATCTCGTCACGGTCACCGCGTCGCTGTCCTCCCCTGGCCTGGTAGGCGACCGGTTCGTGGTGGTCGGCGAGGAAGAGCGGTCCTACGCCACCTACCGCCGCTTCATCGTCCGGGGGTCCTCATGGCTGGCCACGTCGCAGGCGCCGACGCCCTGATTGCCGAGCTCAATGCCGGCGCCGCGCGCATCCCCACCCTCATCGAGGTCGCGGTCACCAAAGCCGCTGGCGACCTGACCGCTCTCACCCAGCAGAACGCGTCCGGCCGTCCGGGGCCGAATGCCCCGACCGGTGACTACCGCGGCAGCTGGGGCGTCGAGGACATCGACGCCGGCCCCGCCGCGGTCGCCAAGTCATCGGGCACGGACCGGGCGCAGGCCAACCGCCTCGAGTACGGGTTCGTCGGCGCCGACTCCCTGGGCCGCACGTACAACCAGCCGCCGTACGCACACCACGGCCCAGCCGTGGATGTGATCGAGCCGCTGTTCTACGCCGCCATGCAGCAGATCGCCGACCGGGCCATCACCTGGACCTAAGGGGTGCGCATGGCAGCGGTGCTGCTCCCCCCAGCTGACCTCATCACCGACGCGGTCCTGCAGTTCTTCGACGGCCTAATGCCGAAAGCCGTCTGCTACGACGGCCGGTTCGACGGTGACCCAGTCCAGCCCCCACCCCGGTACAAGATCCTGTACCGGATCCCGGGTGGCGCGACGGACTTGCTGCCCAGCCTGGACGACCACCGAGACACGACCCGGTTCGCCTACCAGCTGACCTGCGTCGGCTCGGCACGCAACGTCGCCGAACGCCTCGCCTACGAGCAGCTCACCGCGTGGACGCAGCGCGACACCGTCACCGGCCTGTGGACGCGGCCCCTGAACCTGCCCGACGGGTGGGCCGTGGCGCAGCGCCTAGGCCCAGACGAAGCGCCCGGCGTCGACCCCTCCGGCCAGCAGCCCACCACCGCCTACCAGGTGCCGCTGCGGATCCAGCTCACCGTCACGCCGGTCACCTGACCGGCGCGCTGACCCCAACCGAGAAAGGGGGCCCGTCGTGGCCTTCGTCCTGATGCACGCACCCAAGCTGCCGGGCACCCCGCCCTTCGCAGCCCCCATCGCCGCCGTCGACATGTACGAGGACAAGGGCTTCAAGCTCGTCGCCGGCCGCGACAAGGACAAGAACCCGAAGGACATTCGCCCCGAGCCCGCCAGCTTCACCGACGAGGTGCTGGCCGCCGCGCAGGGCACCGACACCACCACCGCCACCCCGGCTGTCACGGAGGCCACCCGATGAGCAAGTTCTACCGCAAGGGCATCTCCCGGGTGTACTTCCTCCCGGTCGTCGCGAACACCACCACCGGCCCGACCCGCTCGGAGATCACCGCCGGCACCCGCCTGCTCGGCATCGCCGGCATGTCCGGGTTCCAGCTGACAAACTCCCCCATCGACGTCCCGGACATGGACGACCGGTTCGTGCCGAAGATCCCCGGCGACGACACGGTCGCGGACTGCACGATCACGTTCAACGACGACACCGTCGCACCCGCGTGGCGCGCGTCGCTGGCCAAGGACGTCGTCGGCTACATCTACCTGATGCCCTACGGGGACGTGCCGACGAAGCGCGCTGAGCTGTGGCCCGGCACGTCGACTGGCGTCAACGACGAGTGGGACGCCACGGGCACCACCCCGGCGAAGGCTGTCGTGGGCTGGTCGCCGTCGGTGCGGCCGGCGCAGAACCTCACCGTCCCCGCCAGCGCCTGATGACTGACGTCAAGAACGGCCGACTGATCACCTATCCCGCCGGCCGACGGCAGCACCTCAAGCACATCCACATGCCGGTACTGCCCGCTCCCACCCCCTGATCGACCGGGGGCCTGACGGTGTGTCGCGCCCGTCAGGCCCCCGGTCCTCCACCGCGACCACTGGAGACCCGCATGGTGTCAGCAAGCAGCAGCAAGAAGAGTTCCCTCCTCAAGGGCAAGAAGCCCCGCGAGACGACGCACGCCGTCGTCATCGACCACGAAGCCGTCGAGGCGTACCGGGCCGCGCGTGACGCCGCCCAGGTGGCCCGCGATGAACTGCTGATCGCACGTCAGCGCCGCGCCCCCGACGTCACCCTCGACGAGCTCGGTGCCGCCGCCGATGAGGCAGCCGCCGAAGCCGACGCACTGCGTGAGGCCGCGGATGAAGACGCCGGGTACGTGATGGTCCGCATCCGCGCCATGGCCCCGCTTGCGTTCGCCGCGCTCAAGGCCGAGTTCCCCCCCACCGAAGAGGACCACCAGAAGGTGCGGGAGCTCAGCGGCGACGAGCACGCCAAGGCCGCCTGGAACCGCAACGAGTTCCAGCCCCGCCTCGTCGCCGCTTCCCTCGTCGACCCCGCCGTCACCGAGGACGAAGCCCGCGGCTACATGGGCACCTGGTCTGAGCCCGAGTGGGGCATGTTGGTGTCCGCCTGCCTGAACGTCAACCAGCAGATCGTTGACACCAGCTCGCTGGTAAAAGCCTCCGGGCGGACCCGCGTCTAAAGGCGGAACTGGACTACATCGTCCCCCTCGGCATCTCCTACGACGCCTGGGTCGACTGGTCCCCGCTGGCACGCGGTTACGCCCTCGCATGGAAGCAAGACAAGCGGGAGACCTGCTCGTGCGGCACCCGCCAAGACGAGTGGATCCCCCCCGCCGACTGGCAGCCCACCGAGGACGAGCCGGAGTGGACCCCGCCGTACGTGACGGCCCACTACACGTGCCCCGGGCACCAGGCCCTCGCTGAGGAACAAGAACGGTTCGAGAAGGACGGCGACAAGGTCGTCCCCGGCCAGTTCGCCTACTTCGTTCCCACCCACCTCGCTGCGGCGCTGATCGACAACTAGAGGGCGGGGGTGGTTGTCGATGACTCGCGTCCTCGAGACCATCCTGCTGGGCCGCGACCAGATCTCCCCCGTCCTCATCCGCGCCAGCGGATCGGTCCGCACCTACGACCAGTCCGTGACCGGCGCCATGACCCACACCACCACGGTGGTGGAGGGCGCGACCCGCCGGCAGAGCACGTCCCTCGCTGCTCTGGGTGCCGCGTCGGTGGAGTCGGCGAACGCGCAGCGCGCCGCGTCCCTCACCGTGGTGGCCGCACGTGAGCGGGAGACCGCGGCGTCGGCTGCTGTCAGCGCCGCGGAGCAGCGTCTGGCGGCGCTGCGCGCCTCGGGCACCGCGTCCGGGATGCGTCTGGCGCTGGCCGAGGACAACGTCGCGCAGGCAACGCTGCGAGCCGCGGGCGCGCAGCAGGCCACCGCCGCCTCCGAAGCCGCCCTGATCGGCGCCAACGAGCGACTGGCTGCGTCCGAAGCTGCGGTGACCGCCGGCCTGTCGGCGACCACCGCAGCCGCGCAGCGTGAGCAGGCAGCGATCGCTGGGCTGCGGGCCGTTGTCAGTGCGGCGTCGACTGCGCAGCGAGCGGCGTCGGCGAGCCTCGTCGCGGCGCGGGAACGGGAGACCGCCGCTGCCGCCGCTGTGGCGACTGCGGAGCAGCGCCTGCTGGCCCTGCGGGAGTTGGGCACCGCGTCGGCCGGTCAGTTGGCCGCCGCCGAGAACGCTGTCACTCAGGCCAACGCGCGGTTGGCTGCCGCGCAGCAGGCCCGCGCCCTCTCCCAGGGTGCGCTGACCACCGCTGACCTTGAGCTGACTGTCGCCGAGGACCGCCTGGCAGCCGCGAACGTGCGGGTGACGGAGACTTCGGGCGCGACGACACTGGCCATGCGCGCTCAGACCGCCGCCACAGGCGCACTGGCGTCTGCGAACGGGCTGCTGGGCACCGCGATGACCCCCCTCACCGCAGGGCTGGGTGCGGTCGCTCTGGGCCTGGGCTACGCCGCGTACCGGGGCGCGCAGTTCGACTCCGCCATGTCCGCCGTGCAGGCCGCCACCATGGCGACCGGCGGCCAGATGGAGGACCTGCGCGACCTCGCTATCGATCTTGGTGGCGCCACGCAGTACAGCGCGGAAGAAGCCGCCCAGGGCATCACCGAGCTCGCCAAGGCGGGCGTGTCCACCTCGGACATCCTCAAGGGTGGACTGGCTGGCGCGCTGAGCCTCGCCGCCGCTGGCCAGCTCGACGTGGCGGACGCCGCCGAGATCGCCGCCACGCAGATGACGGTGTTCAACCTCAAGGGCGACCAGACCTCCCACGTCGCTGACCTGCTCGCCGCTGGGGCGGGCAAGGCGCAGGGCTCGGTGCAGGACCTCGCGTTGGCCCTGCAGTACGCCGGCGTGCCCGCGGCCGGTCTGGGCCTGTCGATTGAGGAGACCACTGGCACCCTGGGCCTGTTCGCGTCGAACGGGATCGTCGGGGAGAAGGCCGGTACCGCGTTCCGCGGGATGCTGGTGTCCCTGACCAACCCGTCGGCGAAGGCCCGCACCACGATGGAGGAACTGAACCTCCAGTTCTTCGACGCGCAGGGCAACTTCATCGGCATGGAGGGCGTCGCCGGGCAGCTGCAGACCCGCCTCGGGGACCTGACGGTGGAACAGCGCAACGCTGCCCTCGCGACGATCTTCGGTAACGAGGCCATCGGCGCCGCCCAGACCCTCTACACCGGTGGCGCGCAGGGCGTGCGTGACTGGACCCGCAACGTCGACGACGCTGGGTTCGCAGCTGACCAGGCCGCGAAGCTCAACGACAACCTGCGTGGCGACCTCGAGCGACTGGGTGGCGCGTTCGACTCGGCGATGACAACCATCGGCGCCGGAACCCAAGGGCCGCTGCGGTTCCTGGTGCAGACGCTGACGTCGATCATCGACGCCGGCGGGGACTTCGTGGGCTGGATCTCCGATCTGCCCGGCCCGCTGCAGGCCGCGGCGATCGCCATCGCGGCCGTGTACATCGCCGCCGGCCCACTGGGCAACCTGTTCCCCACCATCGCCGCTCAGGCAACGTTCGCGTTCGGCGTGATCCGGGCGCAGGCCGCCGCTGCCGGTGGCGGGATGCTGGCTTTCCGGGCCGGGGTCGCGGCTGCCGCGAGTGCGATCGGTGGCCTACTGGTCACTCTCGCGCCGTTCGCTGTGGTCGGCGCCGCGGTGTTCGCGATCGCCCGCATGGTCGAAGTGTCGAACGCCGCGGACAACGCCCGCGAGCACATCGACGAGCTCACCAAGTCCTACGACGAGGGCCGTGGACCGGAGAAGTACCGGGCCGTAGCCGGGGCGCTGCAGCAGGTGCAGTCCGCGGCTGCCGACGCCCGCAACCGTCTGGACGAGCTGAACAACATGTCCGGCTGGGACCAGTTCTGGTCCATGGACTACGCCGGGGATGTCCGTGAAGCCGAAGCCAACCTGGATGCCGCTACTGAGGCCCTCGATGAGCTGAACGCCGCCGCTGGCCGAGCGGACACCTCTGCTGCGGTGCTGGGCCGCCGGTACAACATGACCCGCAAGGAGGTCGAGGAGTTCGCCGACGCGCACGGCATCGACCTGTCCGGGTCGCTGCAGATCGTGCAGACGGACTTCATGCGGGTTGCCGACAGCGCAGGGCTGGCCGCGTCCGCCATCACCGTCGCGGCTGACGGGGCCGGCACCGGCTACGAGAGCTTCACCGCCTACGCCGCAGCCCTCGGCCTGTCCGACGACGCCACCGAGGAGCTTCGCAAGCACCAGGCCGACCTCGGCAAGTCGTTCTCCGAGTTCGTCGACCCGCTCGCCGCCTACACCGGCCTGCTCGACGAGAAGACCGAGGCCGACAAGCGCGCCGCGCAGGCCACCGCCGACGCCACCGCTGACTCCTCCGACTCGTGGGAGGACTACGTCACCGACGTAGGCGTCTCCTTCGAGGAATACCAGGCCCAGCTCGAGGAGCAGGTCGCCGCACAGTCGGAGTGGCGCACCAACATGCTGCTGCTCGCCAGCCGCGTCTCGGCCGGCACGCTCGAACAGCTGCAGGCAATGGGCCCCGCAGGTGCCGGCCTGGTCGCCGACCTCGTCACTCGGTCGTCTGCGGAGCTCGCGCACCTCGAGCCGCTGATGGCGCAGAGCGCAGCCGACGCCGGAACTGCGATGGCCGACGAGCTGGCCCGCGCCGGCCCGGTTCTCTCGGCCGTCGCGCGGGTCGCCGGTCAGGGCGTCGCTGACTCGCTGACGCAGCAGCTGGCGGCGGGCACGATCACGGTTGGGCAGATCGCCGCCCAATACGGCATTGCGATCGCTGACGGCGTCAACCCAGTTCTGCAGTCGCTGGGGCAGCGCACCGTGTCTGTGGTGCAGGGCGCGTTCGGGTTTGGCGTCAAGCGGGCCGAAGGCGGACCGGTCTGGGGTGCTGGCACGGCGACGTCGGACTCAATCCCGGCGATGCTGTCCAACGGCGAGTACGTGATCAAGGCTTCGTCGGTCGCCCGCAACGGCGTGTCCGCTCTGGACGACCTGAACGAGGGCCGGGCGTCGGTTGCCCGGTTCGCCAACGGCGGGTTCGCCTCGGCCGCTGACGTGCCCGCTATCCGGTCCACGGAGCCGTTCGGTGCCCCCTTGTCGACGGCTGCGACCGCCGCGATGCAGGCCGAGCGGGACGCGGCGATCGCGTTCCTCAAGGCCAACACCGAGACCATCAGCGGCGGCACCGCCGGCTCGGGTTCGGTCGGCGGCGCGTGGTCGTCGATCTGGGAGTACGTGCACGGCCGGATCCCGCAGGCCCGCATCAATTCCACCTACCGGCCCGGCGACCCTGGGTACCACGGTCGCGGCAAGGCCATCGACTTCGGGTTCGGATCTGGCCCGGGTGGCGCCGGGTCCGCTGGCCTCGCCTCAATTGAGCGGCTGCTGTACGACGACCTTGGCCGCAACCTGGCGGAGATCATCTACGACGGGCTCGGCAACTCCCGGCCCGACGTCAAGAACGGCCGCGACCACGTCTACAACGTGGGCACGCAGGCGGAGCACCGCAACCACGTGCACGCCGCCGCGTACGCCAACGGTGGACTGGTCGAACCGGGTGGGCTGCTCAACCCGCACGTGCGGGACTCCGGCGGCCCGCTGCTGCCCGGGTACACGTACAACGGCCTGAACCGGCCGGAGACCGTGGTGGCCGCCGCAGCACCCGGATACGGCACCCCGACCGTCACGAACGAGATCAACTACTACGTGACGGTTCCTGGAGGAGGCGGAGACGACCGCCTTGCGGAACGGGTCGTAGACAAGCTCCGCGAAAAGGAATGGCTCACACAGCGATGAGCCCGAGGGGTGGTGGCTGATGGCGCGCCAGCTGCAGTGGGTCGCCGCTGATGGAACCACCATCAACCTGACCGACCGGTCGAGCGGCTACCGGGTGCTGGACCGCACTACAGGTCTGACATCACCGTCTTACGACCTATCCAGCAGCCGGTACGCGGGGATCGATGGCGCGGCTCTGACCGCGCTGTCGGCGCTTCCCCGTGACATTACGTTGGCGATGCTGGTGGAGGGCGCCGACCGGGCGACGTTCAGGGCTCGAGTCGCCCGGTTAGTGCACTCAATGCGACCCAAGGCCGGTATGGGTCAGCTTGTTGCCACCGACGAGCTGGGGAAGGTTCGCCAGATCAGCTGCTTCTACAAGGGCGGGCTAGAGGGTACGGAGCAGCGGGGTGAGAAGTCTGCCGACCGTTGGTGGAAGGCCTCCGTTCAACTGTGGGCGCCTACACCCTGGTTCAGCGGCGAGACGCGCGTCATCGACTTCGGTCTGGGCGCGCCCACCACGTTCTTTCCGTTCTTCCCGTTGGTGCTGTCCCCCTCGAGCATTCAGGGTCAGCTGTCCATTGACCTCTCAGACGCGGACGCCCCTGCCTACCCGGTGTGGACCATCACCGGGCCGGGCACTGCGCTGACCCTCGCAAACGTCACGACCGGCGCGGTGATTCAGGTCAACGCTGCGCTTGGCGACGGCCAGTCGATGATCATCGATACCCGACAGGGCTTCCAGTCCGTGCGCCGCGGCGACGGCACCAACTTGATGGGCTCCCTCGCGTCGGACCCCGCGATGTGGCCGCTCGCCGACGGGGTGGTGAACCAGGTGTCCGCGCTACTCACCGGCGCCAACGCCTCGTCCCGCATCCGCGGCTCATACGCCCCGCAGTACGCAGGGATCTGACGGTGGCTAAGTGGGCGATGTTCTCCCGCGACGCCTCCTACCGGCTGACCGGTGGCTTGCCGATCGTGTCGGCGAAAGCAGTGGCTCGCCACATCGGGGTAGACACCGCGATCGTGGAGACTCCGTTCACCCCGGCATCGTTCGCCGCGACCTCCCCCGGCTGCGGGATCGTGCTGCAGCGAGACGGCCGGCAGGAATTCTCCGGCCTTGTCGGGTCCTCCCGAGAGACCGGGATCGATACCGACGGCAAGCCCACGATCAAGGTGATGTGCGTCGGGGACGCTATCCACCTGCAGGACCGCATCGTGTTCCCCGACCCTGCCCGCGCGGGCGATGATCAGAGCACCGTGGACTACTGGTCCCGCACTGTCCCGGCGTCCACCGCGATGGCCGCCCTGCTGTCGGAGCAGCTGGGGCCGCAGGCGCTCCCGGAGCGCCGAGTGCCCACCCTGTACGCCGGCCCCGACCCGGGCGTCGGGGTGTCCCGGCTTTGGTCGTTCATGCAGACCGACACCGTCCTGTCGGCCTGCCAGCAGATCTCCCTGCTATCTGGGGTTGATCTGGGGATCCGGATCTTGTCCACCGTTGACGGGCTGCGGTTCGACATCTACCGGCCGCAGCAGCTCGCCGGAGCGGTCCGGTTCTCCGCCGGGCTCCGCAACCTGGGTTCATTCACCTACGCCGAGGTAGCCCCGACCGTCACGTACGCGGTGGTGGCCGGGCAGGGTGACTTGCATCTGCGGACGCGCCGGGCCGCAGCCTCCGGCAACGCCCTGGACCTGCGGTGGGGCCGCCGCATCGAGGCCTACATCGACCGCCGCGACGAGGCAGACGGCGCTGTCTTGTCCCAGGCAGCCCTGGATGCCATCGCTGACGGCGCCGGACAGGTGTCCTTGTCCTGTCAGCTCACCGACTCCCAAGCAGCCAAGTACGGCCGCGACTGGTTCCTGGGCGACCAGGTGACCGTCTACGTCGGTGTCGCCGGCCTGTCGTCGGCGGCCACCGTCACCGACGTCGTTCGAGAGATCGCGTTCACCGTCGACAGCGCCGGAGCCGAGACCATCGTCCCTGCGGTGGGCACCGCGGACGCTAAGTCGATCTTCCCGACCCCCACTCAGCAGCGCCTCGCGGCCATCGCCGACGAGCTCCGCGCCGTCCGCAGGAAGTGAGGCCACTGTGCCCGACATCGCAGGCCCCTTCGATGGATCCGCCGGCCAGTGGGGTCAGGCCCAGTGGTACCGCGACGCCTACGCCCGCACCGAGACCGGCGTGTACGGGCTGCCGGTCAGCTCAGTGGGCGCCGGCGACCTCGCACTCACCCTGAACGGTCTGGGCTGGTCTGTGGGCCTGGGGCGCGCTCACGTCCGTGGCGCCGGCTACGAGCGCACCACCTCACCGTCCACGGGGACGGTCCCGGCCAATACGTCGGGCACGGCCCGCATAGACCGCCTCGTACTGCGCCGCGACCTCGCGTCCAAGACGGTCACCGTGGTCCGCATTCAGGGCACCCCCGCGGCCAGCCCCCTGATCCCGGGCCTGTCGATCGTTGAGGACGGCGTCTGGGACACCCCGCTGTTCCGGTTCACCGTGCCCGCGAATAGCGGCACCACGCTGACCGGTGTCACCGACGAGCGCCGCTGGATTGGCGATGGCGTCAGCATCCCGTACGAGGTGGTGACCCCGGGCTCCGGCTGGTACCAGTACGGCGCTGGGCTGCAGGCGCTCACCGTGTCCCGCTGCCGCGGGCTGATCACCGTGTCCGGGACGCTGGGCAACACCAACACCTACAGCGGGCCGCAGACCGTGGCGACGTTGCCGCCGGCGTACCGGCCGCTCAACGGGAACGTGCCCGGCATCCTCAGCCTGAACGGTGTGCAGTTCGGCCGCGCCGACGCCCTGCCCACCGGGAACATCGACATCAACCCGAACAACACCATCGGGGCCAACACGTTCCACGCCTTCAACTTCTCGTGGGTCCTGGGCTGACCTAGCCCGACCACTTCTCACCCGACCACCACCCGGTGGCCGGGCCACACCCATGCCCAGGAGGCCCGCTGTGCAGATGTCGTACAACGGCTGGTCGGCCAGCACCTCCCCCCACGACCTGGGTGGGCTCGACAACCGGGCCGTCGCGGGTGTCCGCATGGCGCCTGGCGTCCGGTCCGGAGACGTGGCGACGGTGCTGTTCTACGTCGCCGAGCAGTTCCACCGCCGCGTGGAACCGCTGGTGGCGGGCTGGTGCTGGGGCTACTCGTACCGGCAGAACCGCAACGCCGCGAACCTGTCCTGCCACTCAAGCGCCACCGCAATCGACCTGAACGCCCCTCGCCATCCCAACGGCAAGCGGAACACGTTCACGCCAGCTCAGGTCACCGAAGTTCGCAAGATCCTCGCCGAGGTGCAAAACACCGTTCGCTGGGGCCGGGACTTCACCGGTACCCCCGACGAGATGCACTTCGAGATCGTCGCCAGCCCCGCCACCGTCTCCATGGTCGCCGGGCGACTGAACCCCAAGGGCCCCGCCGGCTCACCCGTCACCATCCTGCCGGCGCCCGCGCCTGCACCCATCGAGGAGGACGACATGTTCGAACAGCCCGACCGCAACCAGCTCAACGAACTGTCCCGCCGCATCCAGGCCCTCACGGACTTCGTGGGAACCGACGCATCAGGGGCTCCCCTGTTCAAGCCCACCAAGGTGCTCGAGCAGGCAGCCGAGATCCTGTCGGTGCCGCTGCACTCCCGGGTCGAGGGCTCCACCTTCGAGGCCCCACCCCGCGACTTCTGGGCGCTCACCGACGCCGCCGCCTACCGCACCGAACAGCAGGTGGCCGGGCTCTCCGCCGCCGTCGCAGCGCTCGCCGACAAGGTCGGCGCCGCCGGTGGCGCCTCCGCCGACGAGCTCAAGGCCGCCGTCACCGAGGCCATGCAGCAGGTCGTGCAGGTCCGGGTCAGCGTCGAAAAGCCTGCGGCCTGACCGACTACAACACGGGGGGCGTTGTGGACTGGTCCACCCTGCCGCTGGGCCAGGTATCGGCGGGGGCGCTGGTCGCGCTCATCGTGCTGCTCATCCTGCGCGGCTGGCTGGTTCCCCGCCGGCAACTCCTCGACGTGATGGAAGACAGGGACAAGTGGCGATCGTCTTCGGAGGAATGGCAGAAGTCGGCTACCGCACTCGGTATGTCGGTGGAGAAGTTGGTGTCCCTCGCCGAGACCACCAACCACGCGCTGACCGAAATTCAGCGGCTCGCCGGGCACCACACACCGGAGCCGGCTCCATGAGGTGGCCGTGGCAGCGGTACGCCGACAACGCATCCCCTGACGCCGACGCGTCCATGGTGCACGCCCAGCGCGCCGCTCAGGACGCCCGCGCTTTGGCCGAACGAGCTACGAGGGCAGCCGACGCGCTCGAAGCCACCCGCATCCGCAACCACTTCGCCGCCGCGGTGGAGCAGTCGATCAGGAGGTCGTGACCGTGCCCCCGTTCTGGGCCATCCCAGCGTTCTGGGTGTACCTGCTCACCTGGGCACCGTTCGCTAGCTTCTTGATCCTCTACGGCCTGCGGTCGCCCTGGCGGGCCACCAGCACCGGCCGAGGGATTTTCACCCTCACCGCATCCATGGTTGCCGTCCTCAGCAACGCCCTCGCCGGCGTGATGCTCGGCGACTACCCCGGCCGCGACCTCGTGCGACTGATCCTCGTCGGTGGCGTGGCCTGCGCCGGCTGGAACCTGCTCCGCAACCTCATCGGCCTGCAGCACGAAGCGGGCCGCGGCAGTGATACCGCATCCCCCGACCTGGCCGACCGCGGCCCACGCTAGGAGACCCCGTGACCCAGCAGTTTTGGCTCGACCTGATCGAGCGCGCCGGCAAGACCTTCGTGCAGGGCATCCTCGCCGTGCTCACCGTGCAGGGCGTCTCGAACGCACTTGACGTCAACTGGGGCACCACGCTGGCTGTTGCTGGCACCGCGGCGCTGGTCTCGGTCCTGACGTCGCTGTTATCGTTCACCTTCGGCAACACGGGTACCGCCTCGGCCACGAGCGCGGTTGTGCTCGATGAGCCCGGCGACCACGCGGCCCCGGAGGCCTGAACCGTGGTCGAGACGATGAGCACCGGAGACGACACCCGCGACCAGCGGATCCTCGCCGCCGCCAAGGAACTGGTGGCCGCGCAGCTCAAGCGCCCCCGCGCAACCGCCTGGGTCGACGCGGCCCGCCTGTGGCTGAACACCGAACGCGCCGAGCCCTACGACCAGGCCCTCGCCGACGCCACACGCGACGCAGCGCTCGCCGCCCGAGCCGAGGCCACAGGTGCCAGCTGACGGGTACGTTTTCGACCTAGCCACCCCGCACCCCAACCGTGATGTCGAAGGCCTGCGCATCGCGGTCAACAAGGCGTTCGCCAACCTCACGTCGACCACCGTCGACATGGGCGACCTGTACGACCTCATGGGCGTCGCCCTCGACATGGTGTCCGGGGCGCTCGCCAAGTCCAGCGAGCTGCAGGCCGCCATCGACGCGGCGGAGCAGACCCACTCGGCGATGCGGCAAGCCACCGCGGACGCAATGGCCGCGGCGCAGCGGGCCTTGGCCAAGCGGGCAACCCTCGCCACCAAGCAGGTCACGCTGCCCCTGCTGGCGGTCGGCACCACCGAGGTCACTGTCGCGTGGGGCCAGAACCTCGGCGACGCCTCCTACCAAGTTGAGGTGCTCCTGCCACCCGGCCTGGTCGGGACGGTCACCGCCACGGTCAAGACCACGTACGCGACCAGTTGCGTGCTCACCCTCAAGTCCACCCTGGCCATCCCGCTGGGGCAGCTGCTCGACGTCATCGCCTTCCGCTACGCCTAGGAGTCCCCTGTGCCCGACAAGACCCCCGAGATCACCAAGCGCCGCGTGACCATGAAGCGAGCTGTGATGGTTCCCGACGGCGACGTCTACCAGTACGAAGCCATCGACTACGTGCTGCCCGAGGACATCGAGGCCTACGTCACCGACGCCCGCACCCGCTGGGACTACGTCGCGGTCTCCGAGGAGCCCGACGCCGGACCTGGCGGCTACCACGGGGAGACCCGCACCTTCTCCGGCGAGCTGCGGCCCGCCACCGGTGAGACCACCCACTCCGCCGAGACCACCGAGGACTGACCCATGGCCGTGCAGACCCTGATCCAGCGCAACAGCCTCGTCGACAAGTACAAGGCGGACAACACCCACGTCGGGCTGACCAACCCGGCGCCCACCACCACGGCCACCGAGCTGTCCGGTGTCGCCCGGCAGGCGTCCAACTGGGGTACCACGTCGGCGTCTGCGGCGACCGCCAGTCCCGCCGCTCACTCCGTTGCCAGTGGACAGACGGTGGCCGGCATGGCGTTCTTCGACGCCCTCACTGGCGGCAACTACCGGGACGGCACGTCGGTCACGTCGCAGACCTTCAACTCGGCTGGCACGTACACGGTGGTCGCGACCTACACCCAGAGCTAACCCGCCCGCTCCTGCCAACGCTCAGACTGGAGGACTGCCGTGGTGCTGCTACAGAACACCGCCGAAGGTGGCGTCTCCGGGCAGGCTGTCACCGCGGCGAACTCCGGTGGCGCGTCCGGTGACGCGTTCTCGTCAGTCAACGGCACGTGGACCTACAGCGGCTCTCAGATGGCGCACGGAGCTTTGTCCGTCGCGCCTTCAGCAAACCCGTCGACCCTGGTGTGGGCGCTGGCCTCGGTCTCGCAGGCCGCGGCCCGGTTCTACCTGCGGTTGAGCAATACGCCCACCGCGGCAGGCATCGTGCAGGTGTTCTACACCGGCGGATCCACCACCCACGCTGGCCGGCTAGTCGTTACCACCGGTCGACAGCTGACCGTGCAGAATTCCAACAACACCGCGGTCTCCACGTTGTCGCAGGCGCTGGCCCTAGACACCTGGTATCGCATCGAGGTGCAGGTCACCATCGGCGCTTCAGCCACCACGGGTGGCTACCTGGTGCAACTCTTTCAGGGCGACTCAACCACGGCGCTGGCCAGCTACTCCAACTCCTCGGCCGCCACGGTCGGAACCACGGCTATCACGTCGTGCGCCATCGGCCGGGTGTCAGGCACGGGTTGGGTTGGCGGTCCGTTCTTCGACGACCTCGCCGTCCAGGACGCGGCCACCGCCATCGGTCCCTACCGTGCGCTCACCGGTGCTGCGACGCTCACTGGGTCGGGAACGTTGGCTGCCAGCGGCACCGCGAGCTCGGCTGTCGTGGACGTTCCTGCGGCCAGTGGCGGCGACGACCAGACGTTGCTGGCCGGGATCTTCGCCAACGCCACTGCGGGACAGACAATCCGGTTCCCGGCGAACTCGGTCTACAAGCACTCCGGCAAGTTGACGCTGACTGGCGCCAGCAAGGCCAACATCACCATCGCCGGCCAGGGCACGCAGCTGATCGCCACCACCCCTTCGGCCGCCTCGCTCGGCGTGTTCGACGGCGCCAACAACGTGTCGATCAGCAACTTGCGACACAGCGTGCAGGGAGCAACCAGCCGTATCAACCAGGGCACCGACGTCGCCCCGTTCGTGTTCTGGAACGTCACGCTCGGCACCCTCACCGACCTCACCTCGGAAGGTTCGGCCGGGCTCGGGTTCTACTTCTGGAAAGCTACCGGCGGCAGCTTGCTGCGGCTGATTTCCAAGACCAGCCTCGCCGACGGTATCCACTTTACCAACGGGTCGGGTGGATTCACCGCCACCGACTGCCAGTCGTTGGACGCCGGGGATGACGGGTTTGCCCACATCGGGTACCTGTCCGACGGCGCCGAGACTGGCCGCCCTCAGAACATCACGCTGGTCCGGCCCTACGTGCGGGATTCCCGAGCTCGAGGCATCTCCTACGCCGGCGCCAAGGACTGCACGGCGACCGACGTCAACATCGACGGGTCGCTCGCCGCCAACGTGTACTTCGCGGTCGAGCGCGGCGACTTCAACACCGGCGCCACCGACCGCTGCACCGTCACCCGCGGCCGACTCGCCCGCGCCGGCACCTCCTACGCGGCGATCCCGAACGGCACCAACGGCACCGGCCTTGACCAGGGCGCCGTGCTGTGGCTGTCGTCCGGGTCGGCTGCCGCGGTCACTGACTGCAAGCTCGCCGACGTCAACATCGGCAACCTGGCCGCCGTCAACTACGACACCCTGCGCGCCATCCAGTACGGCGGCACGTTCTCCGGCTGCTCCGCGACTGGCATCAACCTGTACGCCGGCAGCCCCAACACGTTCGTCGGCGGCAACACCCCCGCCAGCATCACCCCCGCCACCTCCACCGACCGGCGCACTCAAGCCCTGCCCGCCTACGGCTCCGGGACCACGCCGACCACCCGGCCCAAGCCCAACGGTCTGGTCCGGCAGCTCCGCGCGGACTCCATCACTGGCGTGAGCGACGGCGCGCCGGTGACCGCCTGGACCGACACCGCCGCCGGGTGGACGTTCGGGTCCCGGAACCGGGCGCTCCCCAAGTACGTCGCATCCGGTGCGAACGGGCAGCCCGCTGTCCGGTTCGACGGCAACGCCGACATGCAGGTGCAGAACGCGACCGGGCGCGCGCAGCCGTTCACCACCGTCGCCGCGGTCAAGGCGTCGTCTGTGATCGCCGGGCAGCAGACAATCCACTGGCACGGCGCCGACGGTGGCGAGTTCTACATCGAGGCGGGCCGCTGGTCCGCCTACGCCGGCGCCGGGCTGGCCGACCCAAACGTCACCAACCAGCAGCTCGCCATCATCACCGTCGTCTACAACAGCGCCAACTCGGCGCTGTACGTCAACGGCACCCTTGTCGCGTCCGGCAACCTGGGCACCACCGGCATGTCCGGGCAGTACATCGTCCTCGGCGATCACGGCACCATCAGCCGGCCCTGGACTGGTGACCTGTATGGGCACGACACCTACGACCACGTACTGACCTCGTCGGAGCGCGCACAGGCCCACTCCGAGGCGCAGGACAGGTACGGCGTCACCGTCGCCGACTACGTGCCCGCCGCACCGGCCTACACCGGCACCGCCACCCTCACCGGTTCAGGCACCCTGTCCGCGACCGGAACACCCAGCAGCACCGGCGCGGCCTCCCTGACGGGCACAGGAACGCTCGCCGCTACTGGGGTGGCCTCAAGCAGCGGCACCGCCACCCTGACCGGCTGCGGTGCGCTGACGGCGACGGGCGCGCCAGCCGTCACCGGCGCCGCGTCGCTGACCGGGTCGGGGACGCTCACGGCCACCGGTTCTCCGGCAGGCTCGTCGACCGCGCCCCTCACCGGCACCGGCGCACTCACCGCGGTCGGTGGCGCGAACGCCACGCAGACGGCCGCTCTCTCCGGCGCCGGCACGCTGACGGCGACCGGCACCGCAGCCCAGAACGGTGCCGCTACCGCAGCGCTCACCGGCAGCGGAACCCTCGCCGCGACCGGGACGCCCCGCTACACGCAGGTCGTCACCATGACCGGCGCCGGGACGGTCACGGCAACCGGCAAGGCGTCCACGACGGGGACGGCGGCGCTCACCGGTACGGGGACTGTCGCCGCAACGGGTGTGGCCGCCTCGAGCTCGACCGCAGACCTCAGCGGCACCGGCGTCCTGACTGTCGCCACCGCCGCACAGTTCGCCGCAGCCGCACAGCTCAGCGGCCTCGGGCAGCTCACCGCGGTCCGAGCCGACGCGCCGGCCTATGTCAGCCACACCTACGGCACCGTCACCATCGCACCCCACCTGGGCACCGCGACCCTCACCGCCCAGCAGCTCGGCACGGCCATCCTCGCGAGCGACGGCACCAGCACCGCCACCATCGCGGCCGCCGTGGGAACCGCAGTCCTCAACACCGACACCCTGTAGGGGGCGCACATGGCGGACTTCACGATCAAAAGCCACGACAGGTTGCCGTCGATTCAGGCGACGCTGGGCAGCGGGGGGTCACCCGTCGACCTCACGTCAGCCACCGCGGTCACATTCATCATGCGGGCCCTCAATGGTGGCGCCGTCAAGGTCGACGCAGCAGCGACCATCGTCAGCGCCGCCAGCGGGGTCGTGCGCTACGACTGGGCCGCCGTCGACACCAACGCACCCGGCCAGTTCCAGGCCGAATGGGAAGTCGTGTGGTCCGGCAACCGCAAGCAGACGTTCCCCACCACCAGCTACCACACCGTCGACGTGCTCGCCGACCTGGACGGTGAGTGATGCCCGACGACGCCCTCCCGCAGCCCTGGCCCACCCCCACCGAGCTCGACGGCGCGCACTGCCTACGCCGCACCTACCGCGACGCACTCGGCCGGCCCATGACCGGCACCGTGCGCATCACCGGACAGACCCGGCACGAGGACGGCAACACGGTCATCCCACCGGCACCCGTCGAAGCCGAGGTGGTCGCCGGCAGGCTTGATGTCCACCTGCCACCGGACACCTACGAGCTGGTCGCGTCCCTCGTGACCGCCGACGGGAAGACCATCCGAGACACCGCCACGGTCATCCACGACTGACCTGCACAGCACGAAGCCCCCATCTGCCATCGCGGCGGGTGGGGGCTTTCGGCGTTATCTGGAGGTTAGGCGGCGCACTGCTCGGCGAACATGTCCTGGCTGAGCTCGCGGTCGGCTAGGGCCTGCATCGCAGCTGGCTGGCATACGAACGACGTTCCGTCGACCGCGACGGAGAACAGCGGAAGCGACTCGGGGCGGATGGTGTCGGGCACCGAGTCGCCCCAGAACACTGGGGCAAAGTTCGACGTCAGGCTGTAGGCCAGATCCGTCAGGTAGTTGTCGCCGCTGAAAGTCGACGAGACGGCCAGTACAAGGGTGCGGCTGGGCGTGTCGAAGCGGAAGTCGGTTTGCGCCTCGACCAGGGTGTTGGACTTGACCAGCTGGTCGGAGAACAGCTCCTCGTTCGCGGTGAACGTCTGTGCCGTCACCTGCGCCACGAACGCAGCTTCGGACGCCGCGTCCATCGTGTACGGCGCGGCCGTTGTCGTAGGCGCCGGCCGGGTCGTAGTCGGGGCGCTGGTCTGCTCCGACGTCGTGGCGGCGGCCGGCTGCGCTGCGGGCGCCTGCTCAGCACCGCAACCTGCAACTAGGAGACCCAACGCCAATACCGCTACCCCGTGCTTCATGCGCGCACAGTAGCGGCACGTGGGCGTCTACGTCAGGCCGTGCGTCACCGGTGCGTCACTACCGAACCCACACAGTCGTCGCCTGTCTACTTTGACAGGCTCCACTGCAGCTCAGGCACAAACGTGCAGGTCAGACGCACGCGGCACACACAGGTCGGCCGTGTCGCTGACCCTCACTTGGGCTCCCTCACTTCGTGTTCTGACCTGGGATTACGCCGGGAAGTTCACCCGGCTGGGGGACGCCATGCGTCGCCGGTGCGTCGCCAGCTCGAGACCACGTCGCGCGGATGCGTGCGTGCGCGTCCGGCTCCAGGAACGCGTACCGGTCCACGAAGGCCGTCGTCCGGTGCCCGAGGGCTTGGGCGATGTCCCATCGCGGCACCCCGTCTTGGATCAACCATGAGGCGAATGTGTGCCGGGTGACGTAGGCCCGCACGGGCTCGATGCCTGCCTCCACCAGCGCCGGGTGCCACACGGTCTTGAGGAAGTTGCCCTGGTGCAGCCGGCCGCCTCGTGGGGCTTGGAACACCGGGGCGTCGCTGGGCCGGTCGGCGACGACCCGCCACAGCATGGCCAGCGCGTCGGGGTGGACCGGCACCGATCGGCGGGAGGAGTCGGACTTGGGGTAGTCGCGTAGGCCGAACCGGGTCATGACCTGGTCGACGCGGATCAGGCCGCGGTCGAAGTCGACGGCGGACACGTCGAGTCCGGAGAGTTCACCGGAGCGCAGCCCGGAGTGGCAGGCGACGGCGACCATTGCTTCCCACTGCGCGGCCATCGGGTCGGGCACATGCCGGGTGCGGGTTCGCACCGTTTTCCCGCGCATGGCGTCGAGCAGTCGGCTGTACTCGGTGCGGGTGAGCCACCGTGGCGCGGGCTTGATGATCTTTGGGAGTTCGATCGCTCGGCACGGGGTGGCGGGTATCAGCCCCTCGAGCTCCGCGTCGCCGAGCATCTTGGAGAACAGCATGTAGCAGCCGTAGGTGACGTGCGGACCGCGTTCCTTGGCCAGGTCGGCTATCCAGGTCTGGACGTCGATACGCCCGATTTGCCGGAGGGGCCACGTCCCCCACCGCGGGAGGATGTATGCGGCCAGGCGTAGCCGCTCTTCGTGGGCGGTGGTCTTCTCCACTCGGCGTGCCGCGATCCACCTGTCGTGCCACTGCTGCACGGTGACGCCGCGGCCTCGTTCGGCGACGATCTCGCCGTTGCGTAGCTGTGTCTCGGTCTGCGCGGCCCAGGCTTGGACGATGCGTTTGAGCGGGTCGGACTTGGTGAGGCGGTGTCCGGCTGGGTGTCTGACCGTTGCTTGCCACCGCCCGGATGGCAGCTTGCGGATCGCGGCCATGGGAAGTCCCCTCTGTCGACTGTGGCCGGGACGGTGAGGCTAGACGGCCGGGCGGTCGAGCTGTGTGACGAGGCTGCGGCGGGACTCGGAGAGGAACTCGTCGACGGCAGCTTCGCTGTCTGCGGCGTTTAGGGATGTGTCGAGCGCGAGGATCTGAAGGTCCTTGTACCAGAGCCAGCGCCGGTCGTGCGGAAGGTCGAGAACAATGATCTTTGGCGTGGTCAACGCTTCCCCCGTTGTGTGTGTCCTGTGTTCTAGAACACCTTGGAAGCTAGCCGAGACCTCTGACAGGGACCACCTCGTCAGCGTTTCGTTATCGAACGGATGTTCGACTGCCCCTCGTCTTTGGCTCGCTCGTAGCCGCGGGCGTCGGCGGCGAGCAGCGCGTCGGCTACCTCTTCGACTACTTGCCGTTGACGGTGCGTCAGCTGGTTGAACCGAGGGGGCAACACCCACTCCCCTTCAGGCCGCGGCTGGCCCGCCGCGTCGTACACCTGGACTACCGGCACCTGCAGCGCCGACGCGAGTGCTTCAGCGACGCGCGGGCGAAGGTTGCCCGAGTGCTGGCCGCTGGCGATGTTCGCGAGCGTCGCGTGCGACACCTGCCCGTCGACTCGGCGCGCCGCCTCCCGAACGGACATCGGCTCGCCGGGCGTTCCGAGCTCGGCGAGCCGGGTGAGCACGAGTCGCTGCAGTGCGTTGACTGGGGAAGCGTCGTCGGTCACGGACAAATCCTAGGGGTGTCGGGGTTGCGCTCTGCCGTCTCGGCCGTCTACTGTCTACCTTGACAAGCAACGAGGCCGGTCAACGCAGACCAGCGGGCGCGACGGGGCGTGTCACGACAGCCGCAACGTCCCACAAACCCGCGACTGTCAACTGTCTCACTGATCACCGTTCACACGAAAGGAGTACACGTGTCCGACACCCGCATCGAGTCCCGCTACCTGTCCCACAAGGACGCCGCTGCGATCCTCGGCCTCTCCCGCACCGAGATCCGCAACAAGGTGATCGCCGGCCAGCTCGTCGAGGTCGACCTGTCCAGCACCGGCATCCGGCGCAAGCCCGGCATCACCCGCAAGTCCCTCGACGAGTACTGCGACCGACTCGAAGCGCAGGCCGTCGCGTGATCGCCGCCATCGGCACCGCCTGGCTCCTGGTCGGCACCGTCACTGGCCTCGTCATCAGCCGCGGTGTCCGTATCGCCGACGAGCGCGAGGGTCATCGCCCCGCCCGCTTGGACCCCCGCGCCGGGCAGCACGCCACCCGCGCCGCGCACGGCGCCTTCACCGTCCTGCTGGTCGCCCTGGTCCTGGTCGGTGTCGGCATCGCGCAGCAGTCGTTCGGGGGCGCCGCGTGAGTCGGCCATGCACGGCTTCCGTCTACGGCATCCACGGCCGGACCGACGTGCAGGGCCGCTGCCTCCTCTGCGGAAGCAAGATCGAGTCGGCGCTGCCCTTCGGCCCGAACCCGACCGCGAGGCACCAGCTCGCCACCGCCCAGGACCCCCGGTCAATCGACGGCCCGGATGAATCCGACTACCTCGACGGATGGGCATCGTGATGCGCCCCGGGCAACTGATCGCCGCCGTCACCTGCGCCGGCTGGGGCCTGTGCTTCGCCGGCGTGATCGTCCGCCGCTGGCTGGACGCCGCGGTCCGCCGGGCCGTCGCCCTCCCCTGAACCAACGACGGCGAGCCCGCGCCTACGAGCCCGCCGCCAAGCACCACTCCAACCCATCACAGAACCGGAGCAGCACCGTGACCGATCCTCTCACCTACCCCCGCGTCCAGCACCCCACCATCGCTGGCCTGATCGTCTCGGGCCGCCTCAAGCCCCAGCCGGTCCCACCGCCCGGGCGTCACGCCGACGACCGGCCCGGCCCGCAGGCCGTGAGCGTTGCCCAGCTGCTGGGCAAGCCTGTCGCCGAGCACACGGCGGCGTGGTTCGAGCAGCAGCTGGCCACCGCCGACACGGTCCGCATCCCCCGCATCGTGGACACCGCCGAGGTGACCGCGTGAGCGCTCAGACCGCAGCCGACCTGCGGGCAGCAGCCGACGTGCTGGAGCAGGAGGGCTGGACCCAGTACGAGTACGCCAACGACGACGGGTGCCTGTGCGCCTCGGGGGCCCTGCTGTTCGTTGCCAGTGAGGGCAAGTTCAGGCGTCCCAGCCAGATGAGCGACCTGAGCTACCGCATGGTCCAGGAGACCTACCGCCGGTGGGATGACGCGAAGTGGTTGGCCAGCGAGACCGTGGCCGGCGGCTCGCTCGTGCAGTTCAACGACACCCCAGGTCGCACCGCTACCGAGGTCATCGCTGCTCTGCGGGCCGCCGCTGACAAGGCGGACCAGTCGTGACCGCCGACCTCCGCGTCGTCTTCGACGCCCCGCCGCTGCTCACCGGGCTGCTCGCCCAGGAGATCGGTGACCTCGTCACCATCCCCTGCCCCAACTGCGTCGAGACCCCCGGGCGCGCCTACGCCCACGGCACCAGCGGGCACAAGACCACCTGCCACGAGTGCTGGGGCGAGACCACCATCCAGGTCCCGGCGTCCGAGATCGAGCCCGACGCGCCCTGTGCCCGCTGCGGCGGACGCGAGGCATGGCAGCTCCACGACGGCAGCGTCGAGGAGTGCCCGGCGTGCACCGGTGGTCAGTCGTGACCGGCCAGTGGTTCGACGGCCCGTTCCTCGCGGTGGATACGGAAACAACGGGGACCGCGGTCGACGTCGACAGGATCGTCACCGCGACCACCGTGCTGCTCACGCCAGGCTGCGAGCCGGTCGTCACCTCGTGGCTGATCAACCCCGGCGTCCCCATCCCCGCCGAAGCCACCGCCGTGCACGGCATCAGCGACGACCAAGCCATCACCCACGGCCGGCCACCCGCCGAGTGCGTCACCGAGATCGTCGACGCGCTCACCTCCGCGGTCACCGACGGCGTCCCGGTGCTGGCCTACAACGCCAGCTTCGACCTCACCCTCCTGCACCACGAGACCGT